GATTTCTACCTTGGTTTAGCTCTTTGTATCTCATGAGATACGTCTTGCTTCATTAATTTTGTCCATCATGTTTTGATCCGTTGTTTCTAACAGATGGGTGTAGGTTTTCAGTGTTTCATTAATATCAGAATGCCCCAGCCTCTTGCTTACCGCTACAATGTTGACCCCATTGTTGATAAGCCATGTCGCATGGGAATGCCGTAGATCGTGCAGACGAATTCGTTTAACGCCTGACTTTTCAATAGCCTGGTTGAATCTTCTGGAAATGGTTGTGGGTGAAAGTGGTTTCTCTCCACCAAAGACATAGGGTCCGCCTTGAATATCCGTGTAGGCTTTTAGTTCTGCATATAATCTTGCGTCGATTTGGATTCGTCGACGTTGCCTAGTCTTGGTTGGTCTTAGACCTGTCGTGGCATCTCGTTGTGAATACTTAATGTCAGCGTAACCGTGATTCAGATCTTTAACCTGCAGTGCTATTCCTTCTCCCCTTCTACAGCCAGTCCAATAGAGGAACTCGAAATATAATGAGTAAAGGGCCTCATCAACGGACTCTTGGAACCGGCAGAATTCCTCAGGTGTCCATACTTCAAATTCTTCCATCAGTTCGAGGTCAGTTTTCTTAAATCGGGTAATTGCCTTCGAAGGATCTGGAATATCATACGTATCGCTTGCGTACTTGAACACACCTTTGACATATGTGATAGTGGTGTTCTTTGTTTTCGTCGCAAACGGTTGCAGAGATAGCCATGCCCGCCATTCCAGAAGATCGCTTTTGGAAATATTAGTGATCTTCTTATGCATCAGATCTGAAAAGCGAATAGTGAAGTGCTCCTTATGTTGCCGCACAGTACCCATCGAAGCCTGACTGTTCGCTTCCCATCTTTTGCAAATATCATAGAATGTGTCGTCCGACTCACGAGGAACTACGTCATTCGCATGTTCCTTTTCGTAAGCTAGGGCATCTGACTTCTTTTTGAATCCACGTTTGGTAATATGCTTGTAGCGCTTACCGGGATTCGGATCTTTGAGATACAAACTGACAAAATATGTCCCGTTCGTATCTTTGTGAACCGTCATTATACCTCCTGTCTACTAAAAGCCCAGGATATAGTATAACACAGGTTTTACGTTAATTGTGTCGCAAATATCAATTTTAAGAATTTCCTTCGTCGTCGCTTTCGACCGCTGCCATTGCACGAATAACATCAGCAATTCCTTCGATGTCGTTCGCATAAGCCTTCGGAGTAATTGTCGCTCCGTCTGCAACAGCAATGTCCTTAAGGCAATTCAGAATATCAAGCGTTACTGAATGACCAGGATTCTCAGGAAGTTCTGCTGTTACGCCCTTCTTTGTACGAAGAGCTTTAAGAGCAATACAGATCTCTTTAAGGTTGCTGTTTGAGACCATTGCGTAGTTATAGGTTACATTCTGATCCTGAAGACCAGCGGCTTCTGGTGTGAATTTAGCTTCTGACATTATTGTTCTCCTTCTACGATAAGCGTGTCGCCGTCGATGCTCATACTCTTAACTTGAATGATTACATCTCCGCCAATCTTCATCCATTCCGTTCCAGACCAAATATAAGGCGTCTCGTCATTCAATCTATAAACAACTCCAGCCTTAGGATCTTTCGGAAGTTCGTCAACGATTAAAATCTCATCAACCCAAATGACTTCGTACTTAAAGTTCTTGTTGTACTCGTCTTCTGGTTCATAATATGTAGTCTTATCTTTTGGCTGCATACGTTTATCCTTTAATGTCTTTATCTTTCAAAATATCAAAAAGGCGGTCGCCCGTATGGTTTCCGCCTAATCGATTGTATACGGTGTGCGTTTGTTCGATGTCTGCCCACTCGTCGACAGGTATTGAGTCACTGTCTTTGTAGGTGTAGTAATATGCGAACAAACGATGTCGAAGCAGAATGGCCATGCCCTCACTCAGGGCTTTGACTTTATCGTCTTCTTCAATTTTTGCCTGTTTCTTTTCTGTAACAAGACCTTTGATCCAGGCAATCAAAAGTCCGATAATAGTACCCACCAGAGTGGTGTAAATAGGCATGAACCACTGCATGATTTTACTTACCGTCCTGAACTTCATTGAGGCATCTTGAATATACCCAGTACCCGAGTTCTTTCAGGAATGCCATATCGTTCTTAACATCGATCTTGCTTACAGTAAGAGTTCCATCGAACGCAACACCGCTTCCAACATGCAGAATGTTGTCTTTCTTACCGTCGTTCTTGTCAACCTCATGCACGTGTGCGCAAGGGATCCAGCCTCCAACCCAAGAGTTGTACATCTGCCACTGGCCGTTCTGTTTTCTCAGAGCCTGAACATAGAAGCCCCAGGAAGTGACCTTTGAGCCCACAGTAAGGATCTGATCTGCTTTCTTTGCCGGTTTCTTCGGTTCTTCCTTCTTTGGCGCTTCGTAGTAAGGATTGTAGATAAATCCTACGAACTGCTGTCCGAAGATGTTATACGGAGGCTTGTGTTCGGTAAGGAAGAATCTTGTTCCGCCATAGTTAGACTGAGAAACGAGAATCTTTCCTGTTGCAGGATTGTACTCTTCGACGGTTCCAACATGCCCGCAACCGTCATGGCTGTTCCAGAAATTTCCAGAACGCCAGACAATTGTTGCACCGACTTTAGGTGTCGATCCGGTCTTGAGTCCGTTTGCCTTAGCAACAGCGAACCAGTCTTCTGCATTACAGATCGGGAGTTTGGTGTCGCCTGCAATTCCTCCGATCTCAAGAGCTCTGCCATGAGCATACCCGACACAGTTTGGAAGAACGCTATTGCCGGTAATGAGAATGCAGCGGTTGTAGCCACCCATTCCTTCTTTAAGATAATAAGGATTTGTGTACGACGGAGCGGTCTTTCTCGGAGAATATCCCACCGCTCCAATGCCTCTCTGAGGGGTAGCGTCGTCCTCTTCAGGTACGATCATTTCTATTCCGTCATGAATCAGACTCTTCTCAAAGTCATCGTACGTAATAGTCTGAGCCACTGTCTGTTCAATCGGCTCCATTTCGATGTTCTTTTCGCTCATACTCTCCTCCTTTCAAATATAAAGGCGGATCATCGTTGGACCCACCCTGTAATCGAAGCTCAATCAGAACCTCATTCAATTCATCTAATGATAGTGACATAATTATTTAAGACTCTTATGCCATGATTTTGTTTCTGGATCATATTCACAGTCTTTTCGATTTTCCAAAACGTCTAACTGATGAAATGCCATGACGAGCAAGAGTCCGATCAAAAACCCTACAATAATGTGCATAAATATCAAGTTTGATCTTCCGAATACTTTTCAAAGTAGAACGAGTCCAGAGAGTCCAGTTTCACAAACGTAACTCTTCCGTTCTTATAAGGCTGTTCATACTGCAAAAATGTATCGGTGATTTTAATATTGCTTACTGGTTTGCATATACGCCCTTGAATAGTGTTCGTATAATATAGACGCAAATCGTATAAACCGTCATTAAATTCCTGCATTTCTATCGTGCCTTCCTCATACGTTTCGGTTTGCCGTGCTTGAACAGAGCGTAATGCCAATATCGGTGTACTGATAAAACTCCACCGCCGTATGTTGTATATAACTCACACCACTGTCCTCTTTTGATGGGAATAGATGGATCAATTTCAAATAACCTATCAAAATTAATCATTCCGGAATGCACACGTTTTCAAACTTCTTGTATGCGTCGAGATACCATTCGTGCTTATCGCCGTTGTAAGTCATCTCGTAATACATACCGTCAGGAAGCGTCGATGAGATCAGGAATTTCCAGTTCTGGAGAATCTTACTCTTCCATACAGTGAACACCTTAAACACCGGAATATCATCGGTTTTGTCAAGATGATCGTAAATATACTTTCTTACAAGACCCAATGCTTTCTCGTCCATAATGTCTCCTTTTAAAAATATGACTCAGTGGACCGTAAAGGACTCGAACCTTTGACATAACGCTTATGAGGCGTCTGTTCTAACCAGCTGAACTAACGGTCCGTGAGTCTAAAATATCAAAAAGTTTTTCCAAAAATCCCACCCGGGGAAATTTTGGGATTTTAAAGTACCTTTTAAAACATTTAGTTCTCTATATGACCAACAAACATTTTCAGTTTATAAAGCATGTCTGTGGCTGAATTTTTATTCATGTAATACTGGCCATTCCAGTCGTACATAATAGTTTCAGGTTCGCCGCTTATTGGTACAGTAATTGTCGCAACGAACTCTCCACTAAGAGTGCATACATCAATTAAATTGGGGTTGTACGTTATTCTGTAAAAGTACGTACCATCTGTTTCACATCCTTGTGCCGTTGCAGAGGATCGCTGAGCGATGTTTACAGTCCTTACATAGTTGAAGTCAGAATCATACTCAATATATGAGTCTCCGCTAAATGAACTGTAATACTTATTCGCTTTACGGTCGTAGCAGAACTGCCAAACATAATATGGATCGCCATTTGCATCGTGCATGTAAACAGTGTCGACATAACTCAAATCATCTGCATCCAATACAATAATTGATCCGTCCGAACGCATTGTGCATACATAGATATATCCAGTATTCGGATTATATGTCATATCATTAGCATGACCAAAATTCGGAGTTCCTTCATACCTTACTACCGTTTTGCTCCCATCAGATATTTTATATTTGATGACTTCCATATATGTGCCTTGCGATGAATCGCCAGAGCACTGGTATATGTATTGACCGTCAGTGCATGCCCCTTGCTTCGTGCCACCATATAGATTTACGTTCGGCAAGGCTGTTAATACTGCGGTGTCAAGCCAAGCAAACTCTTCACTGTCTACCAAACTATTGCCTTCGATGTCATACGCATCTGAAAGTTGAGATCCATCTATTGAATAAACAGTAGTAAGTTCATTACCGTAAATGTCGTATACTGCCATTAACTTTCACCGTCCAAGAACTCAATAACTTTAAGGTTTGTTATAGTAACATCACCTACTACGCTCGTATCCCATGCGATGAACACGCAAAAAGCAGTTGTGTTTGGAGATGTTGAATCGTTCCAATTTGTGCTATTAGACGGAGTCACGACACCTTCAAAGTGTTTCGATTCGTTAGAGTTCCTTGGCGCTATAGTAGCATCCAATCCCGTTCCTGTTGAATTTGAGAAACTACCACATCTGACCTGTGTGCTAATATTTCCCGATGTATAAATCTGATCATAGGCTATCTTGTAGCTGTAACCCTTCTTTGTCTTCACAGGGACACGTGCGAACTTATAAGTGCCTGATGATGAATAGAGTCTGACCCCGTTTGTTACTTGGCTTACGGTGACGCCATTGCTTCCAACAAACCCACTATACGCTGGAGTGATGTCCGTGCCTTCTGATACAGTTACTGTAAATGTTGCTGTTTTGCCTTGATAAGATGCTGTGATAATACTTCTCCCCGTTGTTAATGATCCAGTTAACTCATAGGCTGAATCTGTCAACGTTGAGCTTGTGCCATCGTCCCAATTAGCTGTAACAGTCAGATTCTGTTTAAGTGAATTTAGTGAATCAGATGCAAATACGACATTGTCTCCTTGAGAATATACCGCCGAAATTGACAACAGATTAACTGCCGTTGCCCATGCGTGAATAACTGAATATTCGCTCGTATAGGTGTTGTCATCTTTGACAGCAATTTTCTGAAACAAAGTATCCATAGCCATCTTAACCGCTGTCGGAATAGCTCCTAATCTGGCCTCCGTATCTTCAATGTCGTATGTAACGCCATCAACCTTAATTTTTGAAATATTTGCCATAAAATCTCCTTATAAGTTTGTTGAAGATACGATTAAAGTCTGGTCTTCGACAATCGCGTTATCCCCAACTTGAATTGTTATTCCTGAAAGGATTAATGTCTGTCCATCAACAGAAGCACTTTCACCAGCAACCACTGTATTGCTCGGGATTCGCATAATTGCTTGCGCCATTTGAGATGGTTTATATGTTCTGGCTTCGCCAGTTTTAGAACGAATCGCATTTGCGATGTCCGTTAAATATCTTTGTGATACCAAACCTTTAGCCATTAGAAACTCTCCCCATCGTAATCTGTGATGTCAGAAATAGCATCAGATATCATTGATCGGACTTCAGATGCAGTAGTAAAAGACGCTCCTTTCGTTACCGTAAGAGCGCCATTATTTGATGCAATCGACGTGACAGCGTTACCGGAACCAGTTGTAGAAGCTGTGGTGACTGTATCGGTGAATACGGCGTTTGCAGGAACTGCTGTTTGGACTGTGAGGTTATTTACAGTCGTTGCATTTGATAAAGATTGCCAACTAGACCAGTTCGCATTGTTAACTTTTTTTCGTCTATAAATATCATTAGAACTTGTATTAAACCACAACTGCCAAATCCAGTTGTTAGTATTGTCATGAGTTTCAGAAAAGCTTACATATACAACTATGACGCCGCATCCATTATTCCAAGTATCATATGCAATACTAGGCAGATTTGTAGTTGATGAAGTAGTGTAATACATGCCTATTGATAATGCAGCATTAGCATCTGTGGCATTTCCGCGATGAATCAGATTTTTAAATCCGGTTAACGCGGTGGTGGCACTTGTTCCCCCTTTATTAATACCCAAAGTTTCAGAAAGGGTTGTTGCGGTTGTTGCGTTGCCGTTAAAGCTTACGGCGTTAACAGCTCCTGGAAACGTTGCATTTTTGTTATAATCCCAAGAATACAGATGATCTTTTGCCATCAGATTATTTGGCGCACCCCATACGGAATCACCATAGCATCTAATCTGTAGAATTTCCTGCTGAGCGGCGCTTCCAAATTCACGTCCTTTAATAGGGGCGCTCCAAAATATCAATCGCCAATTCCAATTATTGCTAGTTTGGTTTGTGCTGCCGCCAAACGACTTTCCGTCGCCAGCACGAATCCAGTCAGAACCACTCCATCCACTCATTCTGAAATCTTTATTGAAGACGGTGAGCCAATTGTTTGGATTCGCACCTGTGGCACAATAAATTTCAGGTCGAATTCGATCGTTATTGGATGATAACCAAAACCACCATTCACGAACATTAAAATATCTTTCGGTGCTTTTAATATAATTACTATTCCAATAATTATACTTTTCAGTTTCAGCAGTTCCTTCTGGAACATCATATTTCATGCCAGTGATGGTAATTCTAAGACCGCAATTCGTTGATTTTGCATTATTCAAAAGTGGAATCCTTATAAAAGCAGAGTTTTCAGCAAATAAATTGGTCTTCGCCGAATCGGAGCATTCGGCCGACACCCACGTTTCTCCGCCGTCGGTTGTTTGCTCGATAATGATCTGATCTGATGGTAAAAACACAAGTCTATTAGCTCTCGCCTGGTCAATATAAGGTCTAATACCGGCTTCAAGAGTGCCCTCAGCGTATGGCTGTTTCTTGAAAGCCCCAATATTATCCGCTGTCAAATTAATATTCCCAGTTCTATACGATGACTCTTCGTTTCCTTTAACCCCAGTAACCTTTACAGCATTTGAAATATAAGTTTTAAGTTTTGATACTAATCTCTGTGCGCCTTCAAGATCTAAATACTTATTTGCCATGTAGCGTCACCGCCTTACGCAAATAATGTATCGATTTCGGCAGTCGTGATTGCGACCATATCCGTTTTGAGCATATACCCACTAAGGTCGATGTCGGTGTTTCCGAGTTTCTCAAACGCATTTCCAACCCACACATATTCGTCATAAGAATCGCCTGTGCCATGACTATGAGCAACGAGATAAATGACCCCATTCTCGCCGGTCGCTGGAAGAGAAGCGACAACTCGATACTCGATCTGGGTAACTCCGGCAATCGCATTAGCTACTGCTGTTGTAACAAATTCTGTAGTTGCAATTTGTTCCGTGTTTGTTCCTGCGGTTGCTGTAGGAGCTTTCGGTGTGCCTGTAAATGTTGGAGAAGCAAGGTTTGCCTTATTGCCAAGTGCAGTATTGATTGCCTTATTTTGTACAGGGTTTGTTGATGTGGAAGAAAGTGATGCGTCAACAGTAACTTTCGTTGCACCAGTGGCAATTCCATTAAGCTTCGTCAGCAAAGTATCTGTGAAGTTGTTATCGGTATGCACATAATCAGCATCCGTTACGAAATTACCATCATTCGTCAGGTCACTGAGTTTTGTTGGAACTGAAATATCAACAGATTTAGATGTAATCGTCTGAGCAGTGCCGTTTACTTTGATCGATTCGATTTTGTTAACCTGAGCGCCAGCATCAATGCCGCTTAACTTCGACTTATCGGTAGAAGTATAGTTATTGTCTGTGTGGACATAATTAGAGTCTGTTACAAAGTTGCCATCGTTTGTTAAATCGCTCAGTTTTGTTGGAACTGAAATATCAACGGCTTTTGACGTAATCGTCTGTGCAGTGCCGTTAATCTTAATGGATTCAAGAACGTTTACCTGAGCACCAGAAGCGATTCCGCTCAACTTGTTCTTTTCTGCGGTGGTATAATCATTTGTTGATAGGCCCTTACCGCTAACCTTATCAACTTTCTCATCTAACGCAGAATTCACGTCCGACTTCTTAGCAAATAAACCAAGAAGTTTTTCGTGATAGTAGCGCAGACCGGTTAAATTAAGAAAACTATCGGACATGATCTTCCTCCATTATCCAAATAATATGTTATCGATATCTTGATAAGAGATAACATCCATTTCATGCTGAACGTGCAAGTCAGCAGAGTTCTTATTACCCTTAAGGGTTACGTTATTGATCTGAGGAAGTGTATCCTCTTTTAATTTGTTATAATCGTCGGTTCCTTTGACAATAACGTTAGAGTTAAGCTGTCCTTTTAACGTTTCTGGTTTTGACAAAGAACCCGTTAACGCTCCGATTGCGGACAATTTTCCGCTTAACTTATCGTCCATTAGTCAACCTCTTCCTTAATTTGCAGCACCTGATTTGCAATAAAGGTATCAATGTCACCATTCGCGTGCGTTAACTGAATATCGTACACATAATCAGATGGCTGTTTAAAATTCTTTGTGTCAGCAGGATTCAATTCAAGTAATCTTGTATCCAATGGAATGTCTTTGTAAATAAGCACATCTTTTGCGTTGTACGAAGATTTCACAGCAAATCGAATAGAGTCCCCTTCAATCGGCTCGTAAGGAGTTCCATCGTCATTGAAAATATCAACAACAACTCTGAGTGTATCTCCTCTCGTCATGATGATTTTGTTATTACGAATATTGATCATGAAAGCCACCTACAGTTAAAGGATGAGCGTTCCGTCTTCAACTTTGCCGAATCCTCTTGTATTCAACGCCGTATCAATCGCGTCATTAATGCTCGCAAACTTAACTCCGGTAATCTGGAATATCGTTCCAGCATGATGAGTGCTCATCGTACTTGCAACATCGATAATCTTTGGAGAGTCTGAACTCCCATCATATCTCCAAGCTCTGACGCCATCGAGAATGAACTCCATCGGATCGTCTGCGTTCGGATTTGTATAGATGTTGATCTTTTTCATCATTGCAAATTTGCCAGTCTTCGTTGACTCATTGTCATACCCGAAATAGACTCCGCCCACGACAGTTGCTGCACCAAATCCTTCTCTATAATTTGTTGAAGCTTTAAAAATATGAAGTTCTGGACTCGCCGTGACTACCGGCTTGTAGTAAACGAAAATATAATCGAAGTCGGCATTAACGTTTGTTCCGTATACGCCAGGAGCCGTTTCGTATTCAAAACGCAAACTCTGCCCGTTATACCAAGCACCGTCATAGTCATCACTATAAATATCAGTATCAGCGGATGGCCAAATGCGAGTCTCCACAACGTTTCCAGTAGATCGACCGACAATTTTATTGATCTCTTGTCTTGCAAGTAAGTCGACCATGCCGGTTACGTTGCCGTCCTTATTCCACTGACCGTCCGTATAACAAAGTTCGATAGCATCATGAATGGCGTCTCTGACATCTTCGCCGTACCGTGCGCTTTTAATCTTTTTCAAATGATTTGTAATGTCGGCCATATGTCTCCTTTAAATATCAGTAAGAGCCCTTATAGTGGCCCCAAATGTATAGTTAGCCTGATCTGGACTCTGCATGGGTATGTCGCATTCTGATAACATGTAGTAACCATCCAGACCATGTGGTGTCGAAATGATTTTGACAGAATCTCCAACATGAAGCTTCTCTTCGTTCGGATCAACCATATGATAGTCAACGAGTCGGCCCTCGATTGTTACATCTGCCCCAAGACCAGCCTGTAAGTATACTTCTCCGAGTTCTTTGAGCTTCTCTTTGTAATTAATCGGAGCCCAAGTGTCCTCGTCCATGTCTTTAACGTCATCGAAAGTAACCACCTTAACAATTCTTCCGAACTTGTTAATCGCCGCTTGATCTTCGATGTAACCGTAATTCTCAGATTCCAATTCACTTATTCGAAGTCGTTTACTCAAGCCCTTTTCGTAATACGTTGTTCCCGCAACAAAAGTGTCTTCTGTAAACTCTTTGTAAGCTTCTCTTGTTTTATGATACCCGGGTTTGGTCGAGTCATCGTAATCCTTATGTTTTTCAGTTTCCTTTACATAATAGGTCTTATCCGGGTCCTTCTTTGTGTCGCTTGTTTGGAAATATACATCCTTCTTTTCACCAAGCGGAAGAACAGATGTGTAAATCGTTGTTGCATCAACTCGGATCGTTACATCTAATAAGTTCTTCTGCAACTCAATCTGTTGACTTGATGTGTGTCCGTATGAAGAAAGAAACGAGATTCCTGTTTTACCGTTTTCGTAGTAATCAAGTTTGAAATATCCTTCAACCTGCTCAGCTAATTCACTAAGCGCCTCCGAACATGTCTGATACTCGTCGTTCTCAACCTCAATGCCCTGATTGATGTTGCATCTGACAAATACCAGTTCACGATCGTCCTTTGCCTGACTGTTATGCTGGTCGACAACCGCTTTGAAGAATGCCTTAGCCGTCTTATACTCGCCTTTTGCAAACGGAGGAAAAACGGTATCGTTGAAAAATGCTCTTGCACCTTCACAGTTCACACTCTTCTGGTTGTTGAAGTCTGTCGAATCGTCAATAACACGTCCACGGAACAGAATATCTTTTCCCTGTCGAACCTCAATGTTGGAACGAAGTTTTGTGATCCTGTCATACATATCGTTTCCAGGAGCAATCACAAAACTTAAACTATCCGTATCTTTAACTGAGATTTTCAGTTCTGGACTTGTCACTAAATGTGCATCATCATTCGGGCTGTAAACAATCTGGCCATCACAAAGAATGTAGTAACGAATATCATACGGATCGCTTGTTACCGGAGCTGGTTCAATATGACTTTCAGCCTGTTCAGCTTCCTGATCCTTCTGATCTGCAGGTTTCGTTGTAGAAATATCAGGGAACTCGATCGCTACAGTTGTTGAAAAATACGATTCAATGTACTTGTATCCTGTGATTTCAAGCGTCCCCGAATACTTACCATTTTCTCCATGCTTAACTTTGATCGACTTCGTTGAAGAAATATCAACCCAGTCGTTTGTTGCCTGAGGCATCTGAAGACTGTCTGAGACTGTCGTGGAGCCAAGTTTTACAGAGAATGAATAGTAGTTATAGTTCCAAGGCCAATAATTGTCAGCGCCCTTCTGCCACTTAAAATATAAAGTGGTTTCTTTGTTCGTTTTGTTCTGCGAAATCCATCCAACAAGTCTGATTGCCGCCCAATAATTTCCGTAATATGTCGTTTCACGATGAATTTCGTTGAAACTCGTATTACTCGTCGCAGTAATCTTCATAAGCTTGCGCCTCTGTAAACGATCGAGCAGTCACCGCGTCCAGTCAGAGTGATCTTGTTATCGCCTTCTTCAAGTTCGAATCGAGGATCTCTGAATTCTCCAGCAGCAATCCCAGTGACTGTGGCTTTGTTTGTTGAAATAGAGAACGTATCAGATGACGTTCTTGGATTCGAGAAATAAAAGACCGGTATTACCGGCATTCTGTTGTTGAAGATTACGACTCTGGTTTCTCCATTCAACGTGAACTTTGTCGGAGGCTGAATGATGTCAGTCTCAAAGTTGAACGGATCCCAAAGCCAATTGTCAATGGATGTCTTCATCGAATACTTATACGGTTTCACGCTGTACTTGAATGTAACATTTGACCAAGTTCCATTGTTATTGGAAGTCCAGTTGTCGATTGAGAATCGTCCTTCATAGTAATAAGAAGGATCGTCATCAAGAACGCATCTTAGATCCTTGCCATGAAGCCAGTTAGCGAACTTCTGATAGCCGCCAATCCAGCTTGCACGATAGCCGTTTGCTACGATGAATTCGAACGATCCTTCTCGATTGTCGTAAAGTGGATAGCCAGTCAGTGCTTCTGTCAGATCGAGTTTCCCGTTTGCACCAGGAATATCAATGTAGACAGTCTTTACTGCTGGCGGATTGAACACCGGTCGGGACGTGGGGATCAAATGCCAATCGTCCCATGTGTTGACAGTTCCATGTTTCTTAACAGCATCATCCCATTCTTTCAGATATGTGAAAGTCATGGAGTGATACCATTTAGCAAGATCTGATGACATTTAAATCCCCCTTCCCTTAAGTGTCTTAAATCTACCCAATGCATTGTCCATCTGTTTTGCCGTTGCTCCAACAAGTGCGCCAGAGTCAAGGACAACCTGTGTATTAAGCATTGAGTCGTTTAGTGCGGTGACGTCGCCTCTGAGTAATCCAAGAGCCGCGACGACATCTGCGTTGGTTGTCTGAGCGTCAATTTTCATAAGAGCGGCCATTCGATTCTGCTCGAACTGCACTCCGTTAGCTGACGCCAGAGCGAATGATCTTGTATTAGCAAACATTCCATTGAGAGTATTAGTCCCATTTTGAATGTTTGACAAATCTAGTACCGGGGTAATTGTCGGATTAAGATCCATGTCAGAATCCAACACCGAAGCCATCATGTTGATTGACTCGGCGATGTTATCGACAGCGGTCTTACCAATTCCATAAGCAGTCTTTCCAACGTTCTCCTTCAAAGAATTCAAACCGATGATAAGACCTTCATCACCGAATACACCAGCCTGTCGGAATGCTTTAGAAGGAGATTTCTCTTCCATTCCATCGCGAACACCACGTACGGATTCGCTGCCAAGGTTTCTAGCCGCCCAATATACATCAGTACGTTTAGAGTTAAGACCCGAAATAAGTCCGTCACCGCCAAATGCGCCGGCTGTGTGCATTCCCTGATTTACAGAATCTTTGTCTACACCATCAACAGCAGACTGCCCAAGACCTGCAGCGGCTGTTTCAGCATCTACGGTTCCATCCAAATATGGCTGAATGTAGTCAAGAACCTGATCAGAACCGATATCTCCGAACTGACTACTGTTCTGCATCAATCCACTAATACTAAGATCCGAAATACCAGCGGTTGCAGACTCGACAGCGCCTTTAGATCTATCGATTCCTTCGGCCGCTCCGAGCATACTTTCTTCAGCTATAGCCGCCATTTCTTCAGCATTATAGGATTCTTTGATTTTCTCCTTCATGCCTTCCAATCCATCAGCGATCTTTCCGCCAATAAATGGAATCTTCTCGGCAATTGACTGAAGCAGAGTGAGCATCAAATATGCGATAGAGCTCAGTAAATTCCATACAGCTCCTACAACCGCATCTGCATTATCTCTAATACCATTAGCAATGCCGTTGATGAAGCTTATTGCCAATGCTATACCGGTCTGAATAATAACCGGAAGCATCTGAGCAATTGTAAGTAAGAATTTAAGAATGATCATTACCGCAACGATCGCGATAGACGGAATATACTGATAGATTCCTAACAGCAGATTAAGCACCATCTGCATGCCAAGACTAAGAAGCTGTGGCAATGCGGTAGCAATCGCTGAAACGAACGCCATTGCTGTGGCAACGATACCGTTGATAATCATCGGTCCTGCTATTACAAGCGTTCCGGCCAAAGTCATGATTCCAGCCGAAAGAGCCGCTAAGCCAATGCCGGCTATAAGAATCGACGAACTAATTAATAATAATGCGCCAGAGAGCAGTAAAATGCCACCGGCCATAGGAGCCAGCAAAGCACCAGCAACGCCAAGAATGACAAATGCTCCTGCAAACGCAAGTAAAATATAGATCAGCTTGTCAGGCTGGATTGATTCCATAATCTTGAATGCGCCAGCCAGAACGACCATTGCGGCTGCCATTACAAGAATAGCGGCGGCTCCCTTAAAGGTTCCTTTGATCGATCCTAATACTGAAGCGGCAGCAACCAGCAATACTAATGCTCCAGCCATAGCACCAAGTCCATTGGCAATCTTATCAGAGTCCATGTTGCCCATGGTTCTGACGGCTATAGCAATAACATTAAGAGCGGCGCCCATGACAAGCATCGAGACTGCTGATTTGAGCAATCCCTTAGGATTTACCAGCTGAGAGAATGCCGCAAACGATGCGAGTACGAGTCCAACAGATGAAAGTCCAACTTCGAGAGATCTCATCTCCATTCCGGCGAACTTTTCAACAACCTTGGATATGATCAGTATGGCCGCGGCGATACCAATCAACGCCATTCCTGTTCCCATTTTGATGTTGTCCGCTAAGTTGGCGAACATGATCAGTTCGAGTAGTAAGCCACCAACACCAATCAGTCCGTTTGTCATCTTATCGGGATCAAGTTCGGCGAGTTTACGTACGGACGAGGTTAGAACAGCAATTGCAACGCCAACCAAAATAAGTGATCCAGCGCCTTTAACCAATCGGCCTTCCATACTACTCATGAAGTGAGCAACGACAGTTACCATAGCAAGTAACGCGCCAACTCCGATCAAGCCTCGAATCAATTCGCTCCAATCAAGCTTCGCCAATGCAAATACTGAGCCGGCTAATATAGCAATAGATCCGGCGATCATCAGCAGCGATTTGGAAACGGACTCGAGATTGGTCATCTCTTTGTTTCCTGTAATCGTTCCAAAGAGCTTTCTAAATATGCCGCCTTTCTCGGATGAGAACATAGAGGTGCTTGTAAGTTTACTCATATTCTCAGCAACTTTGCCAAGCATAAACATGAGTGCACCAATAGCGGCGACAGCTCCAACCAACTTTGTTGTGTCGATTGTGGAAAGAACCCACAAGGATCCTGCTAATATAGCAATCGCCCCTGCAACTTTGATCAACGAATCGCTGGTGTCTACTTCCTTGGCAGGACCTTTGATCGCTTCAATAAGTCCTTTAACATTATCGGTAATTGTCTTGACAAATCCTTCAAATATGTTTCCGGATGGAATAGTCTTCTTCAGAGACTGAACGAAGTTTGTCATTGCAAGCATGAGTACACCAAATATGCCACCATTAGCAATGTTAACTCCATTCTTAAGCGCGTCTCCAGTCAGGAAACTCATAAGCTTCTCGTGAAGAGTATCCCATGCGGAGCCAAGTCCTTTGCCAACCTGACCAAATATAGGCTTCAAAGCTTCGAACACCTGTTTGAGTCGATCGAAGGCTTTCTTTAAAATATCGACAATCGCAGTAATAGGCGACCAGTGCTCTTCAATTGATGCGCTTGCCTCTTCTGATTCCTGTTCGATCGGTTTGAATAATCCGAACAATTTCTTTACGGCTGTGGCCAAATATTCGAATACTGTTCTAGCAACAGAACCAACTTTATCAATAACAGGCCCGACCTTTTCGATTACCTTAGTGAAGAAACCGGTTTCATTGATTGTATTACGAAGATTGACCGCCCATTCGCCGAAGGATCCTGTCATGCTAAGAACAGAATCACCAACGGGAAGCAATGCGCTGACCAATCTTACGCCAAGCTTAAAAAATGTCTCTACGCCCTGTTTGGCAATATCAAGAATTGCAAATACGCCATGCAAGGTCTTCTGAAGATTCGCGATTCTTGTTATCGTAGCTTTTATAGCGTTGTTTTCGTTCTCGGTTCCACCTTCGCCAAATATGCCTTTTTTCAAAGCTTCGGCGTGATTCTCGGGAAGTTTAAATAAGTTTTCAAACTTCTTCGTCAAATCATGAACCGTATTTGTAACATCAAGAAGATTCTGTACGGTTGCTGGCGGGAAGACATCATGAAACGCCTCTTTTACGAATGATAGAATATTCCGAACGCCGTTCCATGCGCTCCAGAATGATTCGACAAGCTTAGTTCTGCCACCGAATTCCTTCCACCCTTCAAGCAATCCATTTCGTTCTTCGGCGCCAGCAGCAAATACGTCGTAAAGCTCATTGGCCAAATCGGTCCAAAGCTTTTTAGCTTCTTCGTAGTTACCAAATATCAATTCGAATGTTGTCATCCATCCGGTTGATACGGCGTCCTTTACAGAGTCCAGAACGTCCGTAAAAGTTCTTGCTTCCTGTGCAGATTTAAACGCCTTCAAACCGAATGCATCGACATTTTTACCAAGAGCATCGATCGCTTCTGAAGCAGTTACGCCATTCTTTTCAGAATATTCGTACAACTGATCAACAGCAGAACCGTACTTACTAAATACTTTCATCATGACATCGCTTGTGAACCAAGCATCTTCTGTCAGATGGTTTGCAAACTGGTTAATATTAAACGATTCTACTTTGCCAACACCCTTAACGATTGACTTGTATGTGCCATCGGCGTTCTTTTTCAGAGTTCCCAAAGCAACACCCGCATCCAGAGCAGCTTGTCTGAATTCCTGGGTGTCCATTGACATGTTCTGAATTGAACGGTAGTCTTCCCTTCGCATGACGCCGGCACCCATTGCCTGCGAAAGCTGATACATAGCTCTACTTGCGGTGGATGCGTTCTGACCGGATAGGGAAGCCCAAGTAGCGATACCCTCCATGGCATTTACAGACTCTTCAAGTCCCTTACCAGTAGCAGTAAATTTACTGATGTTGGAAACCATGTCTGTAAAGTTGTATGAGGTTTCGTCGGTAAACCAGTTTAATCTGTTCAACTGCTCATCGACAGTTGACATGTCGTAACCCTGAGAAATAAGGGTTGCTACAGAAGTTGTTTTGTCTTCGTACTTCTTCCAGCCAGCCGCAATATTATCGACGCTTAAACTCTTTACAAGACGAGTGCCCGTACGATATGCAGAATCGGCAATATTAGAAAGAACTCGAAGACCAATAACTTCAAACGCTGTAAATTTGTCTCCAACAGTTCCGATAGCGTTCCCAAGACCCGCTAAAGAAAATCCGTTAGCTTCTTTTTGGAACCCCGCTAGATCCTTCGCGGCTTTTCCGAAGGTTAAAGCGGATTTAAGTTTATCCAATGTGCTCAGACTAGTTCGGGCATTCTTCTCGAACTGCTGATTATCGAATCGCATTTGGACGACTCGTTCATCAATATCGCTCATGCGCTTGTAACCTCCTGCCACGCTTCATCAGCCATTGCATCAAACACTGGCTTCAGTGCGGGATTAATATAGTCACGTCCTTGAACGTATCCGCCGTTTCTGGTTCCGTGACCATACTGTAAAATAATGGCTATGTTAGTGTGATCGACAACATGAGAGTTTTTCCAAGTCACAGAAGCATAGCCAGCTGTTTTATCAACTTTTATGTCATAGTACCAAGATGAAGCAGTAAGACCGCTGTCAACTGGCGTATTTTGCGCCAATGCTGTAACGCCTTGCTCGCCATATTTTATGAGGAGCCTTCGAACATCGAAACGAGACATCTTTTGTAAAAATCGTTCCGTTTTCTTAAGATTCCCCTTTGTCTTGATTACTATCATGATAAGTCATCCTCTGGAATGATACTTTGCCCTTCTAGCGGCATTTAACTCAGAATTCATTCGATAAATATCAGCTTTACCCATCTTCTTTCCTCCAGAACTCTTTTCCTGAACAACACGAATCAAAGTCTGAAGGCGATTGAAATGCCACTTCTGAAACTCCATGGGGATTCCCAACGCAATCATCTGATAATATACAACCTCGCTTGTAATTATCTGAAATGGATTCGGCTTTGGTCCTCCACGGAATGTCGTAGCAGTCATGGGATCTTCGATGTACTTCTGAATCTGATCTATAACCGAGTCGGGCATTGTTAAATATACATTCGGATCAACGTTTTGCGTAAGCGTCATGAAACGAATGTAGTCTAGAATCTGTTCGGCAGTTTTCGGCTCTTTTCCATTGAAAAATGGAATATGCCACTTTGCCTCCCATTTGGAAATTGATACCAAAGAATGCTCTAAAGTAAGTGTCTGTTCATTGACATATATGAACTCTTCGTTTTTCTCGTCATAGAACTCAGCTTTAGGGATCGTAACCTTCAGCATTCTTCAGCACCCTCTTTACATTTTAGGTACGATTCCGTTTACGAATTTGCCTGCGAATTCAGCGTCTTCAATAAACATCATCATTAGTTCGCTATATGCTTCTGTCTGACAGAAAGCTTCCGAAATCGCTTCCGACTTCACAAAGTGCTTGCCATCGTCCGACTTCTCGCCGTAAGCAAGGCGAACAATATCTGTAAACAACCGGTAGATCTTGACAGTGTCTTTCTCTTTGATGATTCGTTCAATCATGTCTTTGAGTCCACCGGGTGTTGTGTATTCAAGTTTGAGTAATTCGGCTTTACTGAGATTGAAATAGAAATCTTCTTCTCTTTCTGTGCCGTTGTAGTCTGTGTATTTAATGGCCTGCTTAAACATACAGGGTATCTCCTTTACCTTAAAAATTAAAATAGTGTGCTTTAAATGATAAAAAGGACAGCCAGCCTAACTGAATACTGTCCCATTTTGAAAGTTTTGGATTATTAACCGCCCTGCGGCGCTACGTAACCAAGGGTTGTGAATACTTCATCCGGAAGCGGCAGATAAGGCTCTGTTCCAGTTTCTCCACCGGTTCCATTAGTTCCATACAGCTTAGCTTCGAGAGCTTTGAGAGCTGTCTCATCGACCTTTGTAGAATCGATTTCGATGTAAGCAGTAGGCTTGAGACCAGCCGCACTAACAGGAACCGGTGTTGAAGCGAATTCCCAAGAGAATTCAACCGCCGCCGGAGAATCATTGATTGTTTCATAGCTTCTGGAAGAAGGAGAAGCTGTAGAGTTGTAAATCAGGTGCAGTTTGTAACCATGATTTTCGAAGTCTGTATCGTTACCGATAACTGTTCTATAGCAGAATCCGAACGCCTTACGAGGCTGCTGATGTACAGCGACGCCTTCAACAATGTTTACAGATCCATCGCATTCTGCCCATTCATCAGGATATGTATATGCGCCGATTGTTCCGCCGAAGTCTTCAGCAGCTCTCAGACCGAGGTATTTAATATCGTCGGCATACAGCTTTGTTTCGTCACCGCCGGACGGGGAAGCCTCAACGCTTCTCAGACCATTCCAGGCAACGCCTTTAGGATATGTACCACTACTGGACTGAACATAAAGAACGCCCTGTCTGGTACCAGTTTCATACAGATGCTCACCAATGGCATCCCAAACTAATTTAGACATGAATTCCTCCAATGTTTAATAGTAGAGTTGATAAACCCAATGATTAAGACCGTCTGCTGTGTAAGGCCGATCAAATCGGCATAAAGGCATAGCTTCCAACGCACGTCGAATCGTACTGTCGGGGTTTCTGTCGATAATCGTTACGGAATATCCATCTCTATTCTTGTAAGGTAAGTCGTTTGCACTTAGCATTCTAACTGTCTGCAAACGATAAATAATGCAAGGATACACTAACTTCTCGGTTTCAGGAGGCTGAAAATATGCTTTCTTGACACCCGGAATACCGCTAAGAATGTTATGAAGTTCTAGCCTGCGGTCCATTGTACACTCCTCCGATTGTTAGAATAATCCGTGGAAATTGGGGCTCTGCGTTAGTAATCTTCCACAGAGTCCCCAGCCATTCCACATACCGGAAAGCGTGAAAATGCTGAAGAGCAAACGGATCCGCAACAATACTTATCTGGACATTAATCTGGAGATTATCATTAAGACTTTCTCCATTCTGCCAAGACTTAGACAATCTTAAAACGTCTCCGGAATATGTTCGTTCAGTTACCTGCTCTTCCCACACTCCAGGAGACGTCTCTTCTGTTTCTATGTATCCAACTTTACCGTAGTACTTCATGCATTTTCACTCCCATTTTGAAAGTTAGTCGTTGATATGGCTAACGCGAGTGTAGTAGTCCTTGTTCTGAGTTACAGTTGTGTCTGATGTCAGAACATACTTGCCAGCTGCGTTTACTTCATACCAACCGAGATTTGCAGGATTCTCGGTGCCAACAGGAGTTACTTCTTCGTAAGTTGTCTTAGAGTATCTTACGTTACCATCAACTGAAGTACCCTGTCTTGCACCATCGGTCAGGACGATTGCAGAATACGGAACAGTCAGCGCACCAGAGCAACGGGTTTCAATCAGATACTTCTGCTGGTTGTAGTCGATGTCGAAGTCTTCGAACATGTTGACTGCGCCACCCTTATCAGCACCTACAGTGTAGTCCTTCAGGTTGACGATAATGCCCATCAGCGGATCAACATTCTGAACCATGAAGCCTTCCATAACTTCAACAGTTACGATCTTTGAAACTCTCAGCTTTGTAGCCAGAGCTGTTTCGGAATCATACAGCGGACGACCCATGTTGTCTTCAAGGAGCAGCATTTCTGTCAGCATATCTTCGGTTGTGAAGAGAGTCGGATTGCCGGAACCCTTATAGTTCTTACGAGCTTTGATAGCGGCACGGATAAATGCCTTAGCCTTTGTAGCATCGTCTGCTCCAGCAGGAGTAACGACAGCGGCCTTGATTGTGAACAGGTCAGCATCGTTAACAATCGGACGAATATGATCTTCGGAAATCTTGTCGTCGTCAGAAACGAGTCTGCCATCGCCGATGAGGATTGCTCTAGCAATTTCCTCGTCGAGCATCATACGCATTTCGCCCTTGATCCATGCGACTACATCGAAGTCTGTAATATCAATGACGTCGTCGCGATCGAGCTTCTGCTTCTTATAAATTGTCTGCGGAGTTGTAGATCTCTTAAGCAGGGAGAATACTTCTTCCTTCTTCTTATGTGCCTTGAGATAACCCTTAGCTCTTGCTTCATCTTCTGTGATGTTTGCGAAGCGGCTTCTTACACGGCTAAATGGTGTGTGCGAAACACCATTCATGACGATGGAAACCCATCCAGTGTCTCTCTTGATCCACTGGGGCATGTTTGTCATGTCATGGTCTTCCGGGAACAGCCATTCAATGCCGTCAATACCATAGTCTTCGGCATGCTCAAGTACAGATTCTTTCAGGGAACCAAGACGCTTACCATCTGTAAGAATAGCGTTCATGGCATCATGGGACAGAACATCGTTGCCCATGTCATCGACATCGAAAAGATTGTGCTTCACTTCTTCGTCCTCCTCATCTTCGTCGTCGTAATCGTCGTCTTCATCGTCATCATCTTTTACGCCGGCATCTTCGAGAGCCTGTCCGATCATGAAATATACGACGTTCTTCTGCTCTTCAGTCATCGAGTCAAATACATCTTTTACGGTTTTATCCTTAGGCATTTCTTTTTCTCCTTTATCGTCGGAAGACTCTTCGGCGTCTCCCTCATTGTCTGCATGCGCTAAAAAAACAGAGTTGTCATCGTTGTAGATGAATGCCTCTGTTTCGGTGTCTTCGTCGGCATGCTCTAACGTCGGCATGTCGATACTTGCTCCAGGATTTGCGCCTGCAAGGACGAGACTTACTTCACGAATGACTCCATGAAGAACGTCGCCGCCTTTCTGTTTTAATTGGTTTGCATAGATGGAATATGCTGTGATGTCTCCGTTCTGGACAAGCATCTTCGCTCTCTGTCCCATCTCTGAATCATTGCAATAGCTGTATCCGTAAACTCCTCCCGGGCGAACTTCAAGTTCTGTGTGTCCTAATACATTCGCCGGGCTGTCGTGCATGTGCTGCCATACAAGTGGAACGGTTTTGCCATCGCAATCGTCGAAGGCTCCTTTTCGGATGGTTCTTCCATCAGAGCACTTCAGGTCAAACTTGGTGACCCATCCACCAAAGTCATACTTTTTTGCTCCCATTTTGAAATTCCTTTCCTATTCTTCAGGCAGTTCCTCTTCTGGCTGTTCCGTGAACTCCGGCTGACCGTCATTAGCCATCGGAGGCTGTTCTTCAGAAGCTGACTGGTTGATGTTCTTGTTGCGGAGCTCATCGGCCCTCTGGTCATCAACTGGCTTGAAGCCGATAATCGCTCGGAACTCGTTAGATGATAGGATCTCGTTTCGAGTGAATTTATCTGCCATGTCAGCAATCTGGTTAACCGGAACAAGTCTGAACGGATCTCTGAAGAATTTGATAGACTGACGTTGCTTTCTGGCAGTTTTTGTCAGAAATTTACGGTACATCTCATTCGTAATAGCGGACAAAATAGGCTCAATGGTATTGTTGTAATAGTTCAGCATAGCCTGTTCGTCGGCAGTACCGTTGACGATTGTATCGGTTAATCCCAACTGGCCATAAAGCATACTCGTTAGATACTCGATCTGTTTCATCAGGTTATTGTCGATTGAACGATTCAGCTGTGTGATGCGTTCGGTGGCGTCGGTATAGGCAATGCCATACTTAGTTCCAGCTAACTGCATCTCAATATCTTTTCGTCTATCTTCAGCTTGCTTACGACGAGCTTCAGTCTTGATAGTGTATGGAAGCTGGATAATAAGGTCCAACTTTCCTGCGCCACTCTGTTCGTCAATAGCGTCCAGCAGATTAAGCTTTCTGATCAGACGCTGAAGAGTCGAATTCGGCTCATTCATGATCGAATATAGTGGGTTTTCGATAATGGCCACCATCTTTTTAGGAAGTGTAATATCCTGACGATGACCGGTATTTTGATTGTAAACATTAACGCGAACGTGCTCCGGAAACCATTCAACTATTTTTCCAGTTCGAAGCGTTTCGATATCGTATCCTCCGGAAATAAGAGGATTGATTGTCGTATCAACGGGGACTACCGCCACAACGCCTTCGTCAAACATCGAAACAACAATATCCTGAATCAATGCGCGACCGGTCTGGTCGATGTTCGCCTCTGTTGTTAAGCAATAGTTAAGCCTAGAGTCAATTGTCTCAACGTATCGATCGTTTTCGTCCAAACGGACATGCTTAATTCCAACAGACGCCACATCCATGGCGATTCTGTTGTAAATAACATTAACGATCGACTTCTCGTTTCCTCGAGTGAGTCTACGCCTGTCCGGACGATACGAATAACTGGAACCATAGTCATAATGCGTAGAAGTGGGCGGTTCGCGATTAAAAAAAGCGTTCCAGGCATGCTGGAGACGCTCAGTAAATCTTGGCATTAGTCACCTCTTAGTTAACCTCTACGCCAACGTCTGGCTTCTTTCTTAGCTCTTCTGTATGACTCTTTGGCGGCCGCTCTATCGCTCTTATATTTCGCTTTACTAGCCGCGTAATCACGATTAAATCGATCACCAGCTTTAGCAAGTCTGGCCTGATCTTTGCTTGACAAATTTTCGCCACGTCTGTAAGTACCTTCTACACGAGCAAGTTCTTTATCATAGCGGTCGTTCATCTTGTTAAATCGTTTCTTCTTGGCTTCTTTGGCGGCTTTGAGCTGGCTCTTATACTTATCTCGAATCGTTTTACGACTGTGAGCTTGCTTTTCTTTAGCTAACTCCATTTTGTACTTCTCTTTGGCGGTAGCACGGTCTTTCTTATAACGCTCTTTATTGGCGGCGTATTTTTCATTAAATCTTTCGCCAGCCTTAGCCAATCTGGCTTGATCCTTTTCCGATAGATTTTCGCCACGTTTGTAGCCTTGTTCAGCGCGATATAAAGCTTTATCGTACTCTTCATTCATCTTGTTGAATCGCTTCTTTTTAGCTTCTTTAGCTGCTTTTACTCTGCTTTTATACTTGGCTTTTAATGCTTTTCTGCCACCACCGGAATATCCACCGCCATCAAGTTCTGCTTCATGTTTCTTGCCTAAAGCGGTACGAGTTCCGTCTTCATGCTGATACCGTCGAACTCCCCACTTCATTCCTTTTGTGCCATGATGGTAAAGCTCTTCATGGCCATAATCAGTTGCATAATACTGCATGTCATACTCCTAACGCCTTTCGACCATATGTCACAAGAGACGAAAACCGTTTCTCATTCATGGTGGTGTTTTCGACGTTCTTTAAAAATATCTTTTCCTGATCGAACACGATAACCGGAGACGTAGCTTTGAATCCACCATAAATAGCGTCATTTGTGTCTAATACCGCTCCGTAGCCAGCTTGCTTAAGTGCTTTAAAGAATTTAGCACGCTGAGTAGCAACGTCTTTTCCATTTCGAGCATTTCCGCCGCCATCTGATGGAATAACGTAATTAAACATTCTGTAAATACGCTGTAAATCATCAGAAGTAAGCTTTTCCGGACGAGAACGCATCTTCTCAAGTGCACGTCTTGACTCACGATATCCGCGGAATTTGTACTTATCCTCTACAAAATGACTCTGCATTCGGGATGGATCTGTTACAAAATTGTAAAAATCTCTGTCCTTCTTATACAGCTGTCTAAATGCTTCAGCGCCAGAATCTTCGCTGGCAATTTTGACATCGTCATTGGTTTCATTATTAATTCGATACTTCAGGAATTGTCCGGTTCCAATTTCATTGCCATCTGCGTCAAATATCGGTTTTGGAATCGGCTTATTAAAAAGAGCATTGTATTCGTGTTTATCCAGCTTTGTATGAGCCGCATAGAACATATCAACGCCTTTTGTTCGATCTTTGTCATAAGATAATGTCGACAATACGGTTCCTTTTTTGAGAACTGTGTCGAAATGTTTCTTATTGTAGATCGAGTTCTTTTTCTTTCGTTCTTTATAAATTGCCCGCTTTTCCGATTCGGAGTAATCTCCTCCTCTAAGCGGATATGGGGGGCCATTACGAACTCCCCATTTCTGATTTAAAATACCGTGATGGTAAAGTTCGTTACGCTTCATGAGTTATTGCCTCATCCATTACGTTTTGCTTCTTTGTATACTCTCTTAACGTCTCGTTTCGTAAGATTGTCCGGAATGGGCATATCCATAAGCGCTTTGTTAGTATTAGCCCACTTCTTGGCAGCGCTTTTGGATCTGGTTTCTTTCTGTACAGCATCATACCGAAGCTCTCCAATCTTTCCAGCTGCCACACGGTCATTGTTAAGGTGAACTGTCAGAATAGCTTGATCAAGAAAAGCGCTGGCAACCGTCGCCTTCTCATCAAACATCGCTTCAATTCGCTGATCGTCGAGACGATCTTTAACGTAATCCTGGTATGTCTTTGAGTTTTTCCCATATTTATCAAGATCTTCGATAGTGTTTCTGGCCGCTCTTGCAGAAGCCTCATTGGCCTGTCTACGTCTTTCGGTTTTCGCCAATAATTTCTGACGATATTTTTCCGCTCTAGCTTTTCTACGCTGCTGACGTCTCACACCCCACCGCATGCCTTTTACACCGTGGTGGTATAGTTCGTTTCTGTTCATAAAAATATCCTCATTCGAAAGCGTCCTTATTAGCTTTGTACGCTACATATGCGTCCATCATGGCGGCGACATTATCAATCTTTTGATCGTGACGTTTCTTGAGAAGCTTTCGGTTTCCGTTGGTATCCTCCAATGTGATGCAATTACCCATGGCGAATTCCATGAGAGACTCATCAAATATCAAAAGTCTTTCGGCCGCCAGATTCTTCAGTTCACCCAAAGGAACCGACTCAGTCTTAGCGCCCTGAATAACTTTCTCAACGCCATAAGGACCATTTTCCAGTTGCCAACGCTCGACAAATTCTCGAGCGTTATAAGGGTCGAAACCAAAACATCGAACATCGTATCCTCGATCGATAATGTGCTTATCCAAGTCTTCGTAGACTTCCATCATGTCTAATACCGTACCTTCAAGCACAATAAGACTGCCTTCTTTAATAAATTCTTCGTACTTAACACGCATCGCTAAAGGAAGTTTCATAAGCGTCAACGACGTAATATAGCTACGTGTCTTAACGCCAAACGACTGTCCTTTCAAAGGAAATAAAAAAGTGAACGCACAGAAGTCGTCACCTTGCGATAAATCGGCTCCCATGGCACATGGCATCTGCCAGAAGGAGCGTTTACGATGCGGTTTGGTTTCTTCATAAGTGAAGAAATATGTATAGCCTTCCATAGGGAGGCCAAATCTCTTGGCTAAAATATCGTTTCGAGCGGCAGGAGCTTTCTCAGCTCTTTCCACGTCTAACTGATATGTTTCGTAAGAAACAGTCTTTCCCAGATTGGGATTTGCCTTTAACCAAGTTTCTGGATGAGCTACTTCTTGAATGTCATCCAGCTTGTACCACCAAATAGAAACATGCGGATTGATGTATTCTCCTTTGAGAATATCCATAAGTTCCATCTTGATGGTATCACCACTACCATTACGAACTGTTCCCTCAGAACTGATCGCAACGATAATATAGTCATCAAGTTTTGATGCACCTTGTTCTATTGCGCCAACAACGTCCTCTCGAACATCGCCAGAAAGCCATTCGTCAATGGTTGCTACTTTGCATCGTAAACCTTGAAGTTTATCCAAAGACATCGGTCGAATTTCAACAATCGAATCTGTCAAGAAATTCTGGATGCCTTTCTTAGTTGATGCAAGTTTAGCCCTATTGGCTTTTGAGCCGGTCGTATTCTGTAAGGATCCTTCTGTAAGGAATTGAAACAGAGGACCTCTTGCTCTGGTAATAGATGTTCGAATCGGAGAAACAACTTCTTCAGCTTGTTTCATTGTTGGAGCTGTTGTTACTTGATGGGTCGTACTAGTGTCCACATTCAAGAAATAATTTTGCAGACAGGAGCCATACATAGATTTGGCGGCGCCTCTGGCAACGATCAAATACTGTTTGTTTGTAAGACGTTTCTTAATCATCTTTCTAACAAACTTTCCGCCTTTACCTTCGGGATCGGGCTCATACACACTTCGTTCGACGAAGTAGTACCAACCAAATATCTGTTCAGCCCATAACTTGAAACTGTCTAACAAAAATAAATCATTCCCGTCTGTCAAAGTTAATTCGGACTCACAGAATCGCACAAATCCTTCAACCGCCTGATCGTCGTAGTATACGCCAGGATTAGCGATCAAAGAATCGATTCTGTTCATCTCCATTGAAATCTCTCGGCAGACGGGAATTTCACCTCTAATAACAGCATTGCGGAATTTTCCGTAATAGATCGGAACAGCTTTATTAGATAAAGACATAAATATCGCCTACTTTTTAGGCTTCATGTAATCCCAGAACATCTTCGCAGGGTTATGGGAATCGTCGCCCCATCCGTGCTTGTCAATCCATTCATAACCCTTGTATGCGCCATAAGTTGAAATTCCAGCCACAGCGAGCTTACCAATTGGCCCTTTGATAATATCGGTTGTAATCTTCACACCCTTCTGAAGCAGGCTGGACTCTGGGGTCATGGCTTTCTTATACTTGTCTTCTTCCTGAATTCTGTTGTTCAGTTCACGCAGTTCCTGAATAGACATCTTAGTAATGTCAGTTGTCGCATAGCGATCTTTCTGAGCATTCTTAAGATTTTTCAATTGCTGTTTTATCTCTTTTCGACGCTGTCTGTTTTTTCGTACGCCCCATCTCATTCCTTTTACACCGTGGTGGTATAATTCGTCCTGATACATGGAGTAACCTCTCTTAAAAAAAGAGGAGTGCTCACTCAAGAACACTCCTCAACTTAGTCAGTCGTTGTCGACTCTAACTTTAGAAATCCACTTGTGAAGGACGTTACGTTCGTATTCACTTCCAGCGTCATCCATCATATGCTCGAGATTATCGACGATTCGATCCTCAATGCTATGACCGCTGTAACCTCTGTTGCTACTCATGTAGCGTCCTGTGCGAGGGCTTCTTGATCTCGAGTAACTTCCATGAGATTCTGAGAACTCGTCTTCGAATTCTCCCCCATTTTGAAGTTCTTTCATCTTGATCAAAAGGCACATCGCATCTGTGGCATTCTTAAGCTCTGTCGGAGTAAGCTCCGGTTTCTTTGCGATCTTCTTAAGCTCTGCGCAAACCAGATCTTCAAGATCTTCTAAAACTTTCTCAAGTTCTTTTCCCATAGCCATACTCCTTTATCGAGTGATTGTCAGATCCGGTCTATTCAGAACAATGTTCGCATTCTGCATCCGAATCGGAACTGTACTCGTGTTAGTAATCGTTACCGTTTCGCAGCATCCTCTCCAAATCCCAATGTTAGTCGCACGACTTACATTAAAGAATTCTTCGACCGCCGCTGGAGTAACAATCATCTTTGTAGCAGGGAGCACCGTACCATCGAGTGAAATGGCCACCGAAATTTCGCCGACTGTTTCTCCGGCCGGGATAGCGATGTTTGCTCCAAAAACTACAAAGTAATCGGCGGACTTACTTACACATCCGCATGGTTTAGTGGGAACCCATCCACTCAACAGAAAATTCCCACTGCCTTCTCTGTGTTTTACAAAACCACGTTTGCAAGGCTCCACCGTTTCTGTAAATACGGCAGATTCGCCCGGATTGATGATCTGGTCGGCAATTGCACTGAATTCAGCCATTGTGCAACCTCCAGTTAACCGTTACATCCGCAACCGTAGTTATACATGTTGGCACAGCAATTCGGATTCTGTACCACGTATGCAGGAATCGGAGCCGGGTTCAAATACTGCTCAAGCGCCGCCGTCTGTGCCGCATTGTCCGCCAGAATTCTGGATGCCAGAGTATTCTGAGATGCCGCAAGATTAGCCGCTGTAAGCTGGCTCTGAAGTTCTGCAATCTTCTCGTTCTTAGCGTCGATCTTATCCTGGCACATTGTGTCGAGAATTCTCTGAACGCCCTGATTTTGATTAGCAATCACATCACGAAGTGCGTCCGACACAGCCGCTCGATCAGCGCAGTTCTCTGCAAGAATCGTCGCATTCAGATTTGCTGAAGCCAGTCTGTTTTCGCAACAGCAGTTTGCAAGCTGAGTCGAAAGGTTGAATGCCTGCTGCATGTTCGCCATCTGACGAGCGTTCTCCGCTGTTTCAGCATTGGCAAACGCAGAGTTCATCGCTGTGCCAAGGTTGGTGATTGCGGAATTGATGCCAGTGAGTCCGTTCATTACCGCGGACTGATCAAAGCCACGCTGAACGTCGTTTGCGGTATTGTTCATCATATACGGCATTCCAGCGTTGCAACCGAAATTGCCGAATCCGTTTCCGCCCCATCCAATGAGCAGAAGAACAATCAGCCACCAGGCACCGTCTCCACCAAGGAAGCCGTTTCCGCCATTCCCGTAAGCCATCGGAGATACAGGCATTACGAGACCACCGTTGTTGTCATAAGAAAGTGACATATCGCTAAGTTCCTCCTATGTCTTTATACAAACTCGATGCGCGCTTTCGAGTAAGTAACTATCTTCTTCCAGTCAGCTTGTTGGCAATCTGCATAGCCTGATTCAGTTGATCCTGCGTAACCTGCCCGTTACTGAGCATTCCCTGCACAATTGCCTGAGGATTGAAGTTCTGAGGTAAATTCTGTGCGAGCTGACTGGCTCTCGCTAACAGAGGGTTGTAGTTTTGCTGTGGAGCCGGCTGAGGACTTCCGCCATTCAGCATGTCAAATAACGGATTAGCCATTCTTAGCACCCGGTTTAGTCAAATCTTCGATCATCTGCTTGAGCTGGTCGAAATCGGACTTTGTAGCATAGTTGCTCATGTCTGGCTGAGCGGCTCCAGAACTCCCATTTTGAAGGTTCAGATTCAAAGGCTCATACTTGAAAGCCATGAGCGGTTCGGGTCTTCCATCCATACCAACAACCTTGATGTAGAACACCTGATCTTTTGAATCGAGCAATACAGCTCTTGATCCGGGCTCAAGCTGGTAAGCCTCTGCGCCAGCCTGTCCAGCGACCCAGATGATGTTCTTGTTGTTAACTGCATTTGCGTAGTTCGGAATAGGCTGCTGATACTGATTGTACTGAGGACTTGCGCCATAAGGCTGAGTCTGGTAGTACGGAGTTGTTCCAACAGATGGATAAGTCTGAGACTGCTGAGGTACAGGCGGCTGATAGACGCCATAAGGATAGTTGTAATTCGGCATGTTCAATGTTCTCCTTTAGTCCAGTAGTAAACTGGTACTTCATCGCCGGAATCCCATGTATCGTAGTAGTCTCCATCGACCACGGCTACAACATGATTGCCGGTTGCCAAAAGAAAAGCTCCGCGAGGATTCTCTTCGCAGAACTCTTTAACTGTGTAACAATCCGGGCAGGTGTTTGGAATAATCTCTCTTCTGAATCCAAACCGTCGAAGATACTTGCTCCAAATCGCATTAGAATTTGGCATGTCTTTAACTACATAGCCGATAACAACCAAACCTATGTAGGTAGTATCCCAACTCTGTCCTGTAACTTTTGAAATTGCTCGAACCGTACAATCTATTACAAGATTGTTTGCAGGGTTCGGATTGTAATACTTAAAAGCCATTTAGCCTTCTCATAGAATCTGCTTCAACGTACATTCGCCACTCCATCTCCTTATAGGTATCTGTAAGGATCTGAATAGCTGAAGAACTTGTCGGTGGATCAAACACCAGTCTAGTACGGATCTGAATGTAGTCTTTTGCCATGTTGAAGAGTTTGCCTTCTGTGAGGAAATCTTCCCATTTTGAATTTTCGTCAACGTGGAATCCATCTGCTGGGCCAACCCCACATTGAGTTAGTACTTCGAAGAATGAGTTGATGTGAACAAGTAATGTGTCGTCGAAGACATCGTAATCGATACTCGGTCCGATCATGTCTTTGACTGTTTCAAGTATTGTCATGGATTCGTTATCGGCCATGATGCCTCCTATTGCCTCCAAGGGCATGTATCGAATGGTGAACGAATGACTGGGTCTAATGTTAGAATCGATTCGTCACTGTAGTGTATCGCCTTGTGCGTCAGATCAACGGTCGTGATCACATTCTCAGGATCAAGTACGATTGGATTGTGGTGTTCAAGATCCTCAATGGTGATTGGGTTTATGTGATGAATCACTATCCGGTCATGAATCTCTCTATCCGGACAAGCCAAGTCACAAAAGTTGTCACGTTGAGCAATGTAGTTTCGGAATTGTCGCCACTCAAGCGAGTGATAGAACGCTTGATTAAGCCAACGGACATCGTCAAAAGTGGTGTGACCTATTGCGGCATGCAATCGCAAATATCGGAAGCGTTCTACGAACGTCGGAATGCTAATCAATTCCGAGTACGACTTCGTCAGTTTCGTCAGCGCCATTCGTAACCCCCGCATAAGATCTCATAGCAGAAATAGCTTTGGTGTACATCTCCTCAGTTCTCTTAGCAGCCTCTAAAGCTTCTTTCTTGGCTATCAAAAGCTCGTTTTCGTTGCGAATCTTCTCTAACTCGAGCTGTTGCTTCGTCGTAGCCAAACGTAGGAAGTGAACATACTCCTGAGCAGAGGCAGTACCGTTCCGCATGCGCTCTTCAACGCAGTCTACGGCCAAAGCGATCATCTGTTGCTCCCTTGCCTCCGGTGTTGGAGCCGGTGCTCGCTTTTTTCGAGGAGAGTTTTCAACCTTTTTCATTGGTATTCGCCTCTCTTTCTTTGGACTTTGTTCCTCAACAAATATAGTTTTGTTGTTGGTGTGTATACTTTTAGGGCACTTTTATGGGCTACTGAGGCGGCTATATGAACCGTGCTGAGTTTAGGTTTGCGGAGGTGGATAAGACAGTCCAAAGAGTTACATCAGTGAGGAAATATAGAACGACTACCGGGGAATTGGTATTATTAATCTTGAAAGGAGATTAAAAAGATCAACAGAAAAGGGCCTCAGTAGCCCATAAAAGTGTCAAAAAGCGTGTAATCACAACCCCGAGGTATGAACGAGTTTGCTCAAAAATATCCCCCGGAGCATTTTTTGAGACACCCGGCGATGAGGAGGGGGTGTCATTTCCGCGACCCCTCCCCCCGAGTGCCAAAAAGATAACCCATAAGGGTGTATCAAATATCACGATAATGCTTTCCAATCATTTTATAGTTGAAAATGAACGGAAAACGCATCGTCATTGAAGGTTTGGTTGTAAACCAACTTACTTCGTATGCCATTTACAATTCAAATATCACGGTAAACGTTAAAAGAAAGTCCGAACGATTAGTATTCGACTTCTTTAGTTACAGTTTTGTATGTTTCTGGTAACAGATGTATGATCTCGTAGATAGCTGTTAATGTAGCCAACTCTTGATCTGCATCACTAAGTTCTGATGAGACATCAGCTACTCGTGCCATAAGCTCACATGTGTAATAGCCTTTGTCTTCATCATAACGTCTCCAATCATCCCATTGTGTGAATGGGTCGAAAGGATTGTCCTTTGTTGTTAGCATCGTTGCTTTTTCCATTTGAAAACTCTCCTAAATATCACGGACAAACGGCTTTACGAACCCGTCTTCTATGGGCCGATTGTTATGTGCTCAAAAAGAGGCTTTCAAATAGGCACTTAAATATCACGGTAGTTACCAATGGGTACTTTTAGGTACTAGTAATCGGTACTTACGCGCAACAAACGGCTTACATGAAAGCCTTCTAAATATCACGGTACTAATAGGTCAATTAGTAACAGCCATATGGCTTCTATAAATATCACGGATTAGTCATCGATCATCTTACCAACAGTAGTAGTTGATACTCCCAAACGATCTGCTATCTCAGACATTGTATAGCCATTGTTACTCATTGCTTTCGCTGTAGCAATCTGATTTGCAGGCATCTCAAATATCACTTTAGGCATAGCTAATTCTCTAACCTGATCCATGTCTGTATTGTTAAGAATCTTTGTTAGCTGTGTTGGTGAAATAGCACCAGCCTGAATAGCTTCCCATTCTCTGTCAGATATCACGATGTTGGTATGCTTCTTATCAGCACCAACTCTGAATCTTGCGCCTTCAAGCGCCTGATTCTTAAGCTTTCTGTAATGATCTTTGTCTTCTTTGATAGACTTATCATTTCCAACTTTCATAGCAACTATCTGATTGGCTATCAATTGAGCCTGTCTTTCAAGAGGACGATTCTTCATCGCATTGTTGAGCTTTGAGTTTAAGGATATCACTTCATTCTTGTATGTTTCTGCCGCAGAAGGGACTCTCTTTTTTGGTTTTGTCCAATAAGCCTCTTTTCTTGCGGTGTTTCCAAGAGCTTTCATCTTGTTGGCGTAATCAGCATAAACCTGCTCCATACGAGTATTCTTATTAGAGATCAGTGTTCTAGCATCTTTAGCTTCCGCCATCTTTGTGGACTCTTGCATTCTCTGTTTAGTAATATAACTGACTTCTCCAGTCCGTTTATTTACTTTCTCAACAGTATAAGTGTTATCCTTCTTCTCAAAATATAACTTTTCGCCAGTTTCAGGATCGACCGCTGTACGATTCTCTCTTTCGGGAACATCGAACTTTGACTTGGCTCTTGAGATCAATGTAGAAGCTCCATGTTCCTGATACTTCTTTTTAAGCTCTTTGATTCCGTTGTCCTGTGCTGACTGTTTGTAATTCAGATTATGCTTTTCAGCATCGATTACAACCATCGAATGTCTAACAGCTCTGGCAAGCTCATCTTGACTAGCACCTTTAAGTGTCATGTCTGTAATAAGATTTGAAATCTTGCCCATTTCGATCTGTTTGGTTTTGCTCTTCATCTTTGGCATTCCAGGATATCCCGGATAAGCCTCTTTAGGATCAAATCCATCAAGACCTTTTAAACTCGGACTGGTTTTAATCTTCTGTCCAGCAGTTGGTATAATTATCACGGAGTCTCCATCGAAGTCTGCTCCTGATAACTTAGCCGCTGTTTTAGGATTGATGCCAATAGCATCTCTATGATTACCAATTATGCTGATACCTTCTTTGTTGTTATTATTAACTCGAAGTCTTGGTATCTCAAATGTTCCTGCATGAGGATGACGCACTAATATCACTTCTTCCCCATTACGATAGTTTGGCGCATACACTTCTGTATCTTTCAAAGAAGTGATTGGTAATATAACGGAATTGCTTTGACGCGGCAAGGCAGCAGCCTTGAGACTAACTGCATCCGAATCACAAGAATCAGCAAATCGATCTAAGAAATACTTCTTCACAACCGGATTGGTCAAAGAATTATAACTCTCAAATTCTTCATACTTCTTCTTGTATGCAAGATCCAACTGTTTCTTAGCAAGATCTGGACTCTGCTTTGATAAGAACTGAGAAGAAAGTGTCTTCGACCAACCTTCCCAAGTTCCTTCTTCATTGACAACGTTAAGAGCCGATAACTGTTTGTTACCATTCTTATCAACGTAATGCTTCTGAATAAGGCGAAGCTGTTCTTCGTTCTTAATTGTCGAACCAAACGGATTGTCCTGATCGATCTCTCCTGTGGTCTTGTCAACTTTTAAAGGTTTGAGTACGGTGTTGTCTTTTGGACCCATAACAGGAGTGCCTTTATGTTTGCTGGTGTTAAATATCACGTCGCATCCAGGAGGCATGTTGTCTCCATAAATGGCCATTCCTTTTAAGTAATGAGTTCCATCTACAGCAATACGAACCTGAGCATATGCGGCACCGCCAAGATTCAAATCTTCGCATCCTCTTCTGATTTCGATGACACCATCTTTGTCTCCACCGCCATCCTCAGCATATATCACTTTAACTCGTTTAGAATCAATGCTTCTTGGTGGCTCAATGTTCTGGATGGTTCTGCCAAGATCTTCTGTGTAATCGGTGACAAGCTTAATATCACCCTTATGATTCTGAACATCCTGGTATGTTGTATCTGGACCATAAAGAACAAGAACATCTGTCATCTTTCCGGTACCAAGCTGTTCAATCCAAACTTCGCCTGTCTGATATCCCTCTTCTTTTAACTGAGCGATAGCTGTTTTAAGCCTCTGTCTAGATATCCCCATATAGTTTTCGGTTCCGGCGCCAACATCGACATACTTCTTTTTGTCAACGGCTTCTTTCAAAGCATTGGCAACATTGGTAGTTTTCATGGCTCGTTCTTTTATAACGGGATCAAGCCATGAACGGATAGTAGATTCTGGAACACCCATCTGTCTTCCGATCTCTGTATACCCGTAACCATGATCCATAAGAATTCGAGCTCTTGAAATATCACTCGCTCTTTTAGCATTCTTTTCGATACTAAGTTTCGCTCTGAACTGAGAAGAGTTCATACCCATCGAAGAATATATCTCTTTGTCGGTAAGACCCTGCTCTCTCAATCTTTTAACAGATGCTAAAAATGAGTCGTCGTGTTGATTTGGGTTCTCACCGCTTCCTAATGGGTATCTCCCGGATCCAACAGGAGCGCCATCCAATTTGCTTCGACCTTCGTGCATAAGCACGTCTTCGAATTCATCGAAATCCATCATAGTTTGCTCTCCTGCTTAAGTTGATTTATGCGTTTGTCAAATATAACGATCTTCCCCATAATCTCAGCAATCTTGTCTGGATCTGGATTGTGTACAATCACTTGATCAGACTGATAGATTCTTAATTCAATTCCTGAAATATCACTCGGTTTCTTGTCATACTCCAAACAAAAAAGAGCAGCATAAACCATAAGCTGCTCCATGTGTGCTGGTACTTCACCAGTTTTTAAATCGTGTATTCTAAGAAAATTCAAACGCTCATCATATGCGATCGCATCGGCTGTTCCAAAACAGTTCATTGAATAATATAACACCTGCTCTGGTTTCATTCTGAATCCGATTGCGTCATTAACATACATGTTGAGTGTCTTCTTAGATTTAGGAAGTTTCTGTTTAAGTCTGATACACTGGCACGCGAAATCGTGGAACTCGGTTCCCCTCAGAACTGCCAGATGTTTCAAATATGAACTTTCAAGCTTTGCTACGTCATAGTTGATCCAATGATACTTACTGGCCCCTAGGAACGCATGCTGACCTGTCAGGTCGTAATGCGGATTGAAGTCCATCTAATACCTCCTTTTTGTTTTCTGGAAATATAGCTGCGGCAAACGACATCTTGTTCATCTTTTCCAAGTAATATAACTGATTTGGTCTGAACGATTCATTTGCCGACTTCTTACATTCCAGTGCTGCCCATCGATCGTTATAAAGAATTAATATGTCTGGAATTCCCTGAATGTGATTAGCATTAAGTTTTGTAACAATTGCACCAGGAAATATAATTCTTAACTCTTTAACAAGATCTGATTGAAATTTGCTTTCCAAACTCATACGATTCCACCATAAATAAAAAGAGGAGTGTTACCTCCTCAAAAAAGTAATGAGATGTATCTCTCTCTATTATATGGTGTGTTTTTTCTGCGAATTCAAAAGTCAAATTTGACAAAGCCTCTCTCGTTGAATTGCTTTTTATTCGAGAGCGCTTTAGAAATTGCTAAGTCCAATGGTGAACGTGAGATGAGGTGATAGTAATATAACTCTGTGTAAGGGCTATTACGTCTATCAATTCTTCCTGACGCTTGCACCATCGTTTTGTATGAATAGTTTTGTGAGAAAAATATAATTGTATTGGCTGTTGTACAATTCCATCCTTCTGCTCCAGCCGTATACTGAACTAGATAGATCCATTCAGAACTGGTCGGTAGTGGCTGATGCAAATGACCATTCCATTCTGCCTTCTGAATATCACACTTCTTAGCAAGAGATCTTAATGCCTCTAGTTCATAATCGAAGTTGTAAAATATAATTATTCGAGGATGGTCTCTCATGATCGTTTCAACAGCCGATAGACGGCTAGAATCCGAATTCACAATCTTTCTGAGAATGTAACAAAACTGTGAGGCATTCTCGATCGGACATTGATCATACGGATTCCATCGAGTTTTCATAACATCACGATATAACGACTTGTCAAATTCAACATATACATTCTCATCGTGTTTGACTTTGTCATTAGAGTAGTCTATGTCAACATAAACAAGTTCTCTAAGCTTGTGCAGACGCCCTTGGTTAATATAACGGCTTATCTGTCGCCATTGCACATGCGGATTGTATACACAATGCTTATGACGAAATTCTGTAATGTTCTGGTAATAACCATTGGCTATAAAAATGGGTGCAAGATCCTCCCACTTATCGGCGGGCGTGGCACTCAAAAGAATCCAACGATTGTGTTTGGAAATTCTAAGAAATGTCTTTGTCCACTTTCCATAACTAACCAATCGTTGCTCATCAAATATAAAGAACGAGTTCATTACATTGGCATACTTTGGAAGATTCTGCCAAGAATCGACAACGATCTTAATGGGTGCCTTGTCTCTAGGATATAATTCGAATGGTATTAGCTCCCTGTCCCATTCTCCATCATCCCGTTTCTTTGCAGTCGTAATGATGTATAGATCTTTTGGTTTGGTCATTGGGGAGTAATCGCCCTTCTGATTAATGCATACACTTCCGCCACACTCATTACAGAAAAAATAGGTAAGGCCAGTTCTTGACTTACCAGAACCAACCTTACCTACAAGAATAGAACCGCTTCTCAACCTTTGAACAGCATCTAACTGTCCTTTGTCGAGATCCACAGATATCACTCCTCAGGGATGTCGTCGTAGCGAGATGCGAACCGATCTTCCACAATTGTGAAATAGCCGGTCTTTAAATATCCCTTCACTCCGGATTTACCATCGACAGACCAGTTATAAGGGCGAATGATGAGATCAACTCTTTCGATCTCTGCCCAGTCAAGCATGTCAATGTTGTCTTCTGTGAGAAGCTTCTTGTTCTTCTTTGTGACAAGAACAACCTGCGGAGGAATATTGTCAAAACTGACCTTAACAGACATGTACGGTCTCGGAGTATCCTCAGGATTTCTTTCTTTCGTATAGCGGATTGTCCAGCCATCGTTCTTCAGCATAGACGCTGTTTCGGGATCCAAATATACACAGAAGTTTCTGTCTCCCTTGCGGTTGTACTTGCTTGCTTCTCCAGCGAAGTTCTTAAAGAGTAATTCAGCGTTTTCGATAATAAGATTCTGGTTTACCATAAATATAATTCTCCTTTCAATTTTTAGAATGGTAATTCATCGCTAACGATTTCGAGTGTAGGAACTTTCGTATCATCAGAAACGAAAGCCTCAAAGTCTCCGTAAGCCGAAATATCACTTACGGCGTCATCAACAAGCTTTGTGTAATATGATTTGTCAATGTCGTCCTGCTTGTTCAACAGACGAACTGTTTCGGATTCAAGCCAACGATATCCTTTGGCACCGGTTGCAGAATGATACTTGCCGTCATCGCTTTCTCTGCATAATATCCCGCCACCACAGCCTGACTTAATAGGACAAAACTGACCGACCTTTCCGACAAAGTGGTAATCATGACTGGTTTCCGGCAATGCTTCATTCATGTCCAAATATAATGCAGTCTTAACACTCTTTGTTTCGCACATGTCTTCGAATTCGATTGGCTCATGCGAAAATAAAGTTTTGAACACATATGGTTGCGCAAACTCGGCACCGGTCGCCGTCCACTTTCCAGGATCTTCCGGGTCATCATCCGACAGTTTGGCAATAAATACAGCATCATTTACAAGGCACAGCTTTGAGAATTTGTGTTCAACTTCAAACTCATACCCATATTTTGCGGCATAGTCATCAATAAACTTCGCAAGTTCCTCTGTTGGATTGACAACTTTGATCGAGTCGGTCTTAATATGAATAACTTTGAAGCCCTTCTTCTCAACCTCTTCTTTCAAGTTGACCATAAATAAAGCGCCGCGAAGCGCGACGATGTTGTTTACGTTTCTCTTGTCTCGGAAAGGATTGTCGAAATTTGCCGATGTCAGTCCATATACAGAATTGATCGCAATCTTCAAAGCTTTTGACAACGACTTGGCCATAGCAGGATCGGTCAAATATGGTTTGAGTTTTCCATCAAACAGATTACCGGCCGATCCGAAATCTTTATGCTTGATAAATATACGAGCATCAAGAAGCATCTTGAATCTATATGTGTGATCTCCAAACAGATTCAGAGCCAAAATCGAATGCGGATGGTGTGACGCCGAGTCGAACGTTACAATGTTGCCAAAATACATGCCTGGCTGAGAATATACATACCCACCTTTGCCGACATCTTCTCCATGATACATGTTGTGACCGTTCACATACTCGTAACCTGGGAATTCTTCGGAAAGGTCTGTATATACTAATTCGGGGTTTCTTTCGTTCCCAAATATAATTTTCGTGGTAAGGCTATTCGTTGTGTCATTAACCGTTCCGCCAGCAATATCGGCAAGAATTTCTCTTGCTACAAAGTCTCCCTGATTCGCTTCGAATACGGCTTCTGTTGCCTCGACGTCGTTTACACAGTATTCTGCAACTTTATACCACATCGATTCCGGAACATCCTGATCCCATTTGAATCCGAGTTCCTGATGATGGATACCAAGCTCGATCTCCCACTTCTTAAGAGACTGCTTCTTTGCACAGAAATCATAAATATCGGTATACGAGAGATTGTATGCCTCTCGGAACATAGCGTTCTTACTTCCATTTACGATTCTCTGGCTCAATGTATAAAGCTGGAAGTTGTCAAATCCAACAAGTCTTCCATACAGAATATGATTATCGTATCTTCTGTTGTTGAATCCGACTAATCTGTACTTCAGTAACTCTGCGATATCGCTGGCAGTGGGATTGATCATCTTCACAACACCACCTGTACCGCGAATCTTGTAGCACACAACGAACAAGTTCGGAAAGACTTCAACGTCATAGAATATAATTTCTGAGTTCTTTGAATCAACACTCTCACTAGGCTCGTCAGAACAGAAATGCATCTTGTTGACGAGGTCTACACAGAAGTCTTTATTGTTTGTACTATTCATAGCGAACGCTAAAATATCGTTTCGCATGTTTGTTACGTCATAGTGCATTGCCTTATTGGCGTACGCCTCATCGAGCTTGTCCTTGATAAATATAATTTCTGGACGAGTAGCTCCATGATGCTTTTTAGCCAGACAATTCACGATGAAAGATCTGAGAGCTGTTTCGCTCATCAGAACGTTTTCGTTAATCATAGGCTTTTCTCCTTTCAAAGGTAATCCCCCGTTAATGTGTCTAATCTGAATATCATTGCATTTAGTCAACTGTCGTCGTAATGATGAGTTTCCAGTGTAGACTTTAACCTCAATATTGTCGTCAAACACTCTGCTAAGCTTGCTAGCATCTCCATCGTAAATATAATGCAGATGAAGTCCTCCGCCGCTTCGGCTAAGCTCGGCGTATGTCGGTGGTAATCCTGTAATGGCTAAGAATCTGGCAGCAGCTTCAAGATTCAACTCAAGACTTTTGTTTCCTTCGGCATCCTTAAGATCGAAGTCGATGACAATATGATGCTCATTGACTTTAACCCAATGCAATTGGCTCGTATCAATATCACTTAAACGTGTTGTGACATTTTCCCACTTCTTTCTTGGAGCTCCACTAACATCGGAAGCATACTGAGCAAGACATCCAGAATATGCGATATCGAACAACGACTTCTGAGATCTAAACTCTCCAAGAGGATGCTTCTTTGGTATTGCTTCCAGATGCTGATCGGAAGTTGTATACTCGAATTTGTCCTTTCTGAATCCAGAATATAAGTTTCTGCGATGTTTGCCATCCACTATCACATCAGCCTTAAAATCAAGAAAATAGTTCATGAGTTCATGACCGACGATTCGTCTTGGCATTCGATTCTTAACATTAGCATTCTCACAATACGTAGAATATAATTTCCAGGCTGTTTCAAGAGTTGTTCCATCATTCTGCGCAAAGTCGTCATAATACTCCTGCATAAAGTCATAGAAGTCGTTAGTGACTCTGATCATCTCATATGGAACATATGTATCGTAGTAGCTCTCACCATAACTGTTGTACAGTTGCAGACAATGCCATGCGATACCTCCAAGTTCGTTGTCAATATCATCGAACAGTCTCTTGTACTCTCGATACGGTTTGATCTTATTTCCACTCGGCTTAACATCGATCAATCTTCTGACAATACCAGATCTCGAATCTGTAATACGAACCGGCTTGTTTGTGCCCATAAATAAAAAGGCGTTGAACTTCGCCGTATACTGACTCTTGAATTTTTCATTGATCATCATCTCTTCATGTGAAACGATGCTGTTCAACTTGGTGTTGTCTTCGATTCTGGACAAATCGCCATCGTGCTGAATAGACACTAATGGATTGTCCTTAAAACTTTCCAAAGCAAACTGACTCGATGAGCTTGCAATCTCTTTTGCATTGAACACCGAAATATAACCTTGAAACAGTTTCTGTACAATGTTAAGAAATGTCGACTTACCGCTGCCGGCATCACCATACAGAACAATGAACTTTTGAATGTTTTTAGAGTCTCCAGATATAATTGCTCCAATAGCCCATTCAAGTTTGTCTCGCTCCTCTGGATTGTATAATGTCGACATCAGTTTGTCGTATGATGGGGTTGGCATTTCGCAAATATCGTAGTCAAGCCGTTTACTTGCGTAATCCCTTTTCAGTGTCTTTGTGTTAGCAAATATAATTTTGCTGTCTAACGGATGATAGGCGTCACGCATCTGTTTCTGAACATACTTATGCCATCTGTCAATAGATCCGGATCCAGCTCTACGCATATATCGAACGTTGAAACTGTATCCCTCCATCTTGTCTGACATTTCGTTGTAGGCATTTGTCAGTTCGGCGTCAACCTGATCAATGACAACCTGCTCATCCGTAGACCAAAGACGAGTGCTTTCATCCCACACCGCATAAAAATCACGACCGCGGATCATAAGATCGTTCGTACGAGATTTGACAAGAAACTCTGGGTAAATATTCACAACTCCCTTCTTCTGATCAACCTCTTTTACGATCTCTAGAAAATCCAGCATATCATTGTAAAAATCTCCTTTCTTGGGCCTTATACCAATTACCAGTTTTTGTCGCTTAACTTATATATATAGAAAAATATATTATTAATTTTTTCTTTATAATAGTATATAGAAAAACTGGTAAACTGGTATAAAAGTGCCAAAAACCCGCATAAATAAAGGGTTTTTCTTATACCAATTAGTGTTTAAAAACTGGTATAAATACCAGAAATAATTGGTATTTTTGAAAATCGCCAATTTTTTAACAACAAAAAATTTTCGCAAAAATTGGTTAAAAATTTTTCTGGTATAAAAACTGGTATAAGATTTTTTAGCAAATCGGGTAATTTTCAGAGATCCACAACTGCATTTGATGCCACAATTCATACCTCTGATAGTTCCTGGTCTTGGCAGAAATCGGGAAGAAACTCCCATTTCCGTTGCGATCGTAGCGTCTTGTGAGTACCCTATCAACGATCTTATTGAGCTCTATGATACACTCTTCGTTGAAATATTCATCGCTGAATCGCTTTAAATCAACCCCCGCATTCTCAAGCATTTTCCAGAACCAGAAAGCGGATCTGTCGCCGATCTCCGGATCCCACATAATATCGAAATCGATGCGCCTGGCAAAGGCTACAAGCATCTCCAATACAGTGCAAGGAAAATCAAAACCATGAGCAACAATGTTCGGGTCATACTGATACTCCTCTATAAACTCTCCTCTAAGCGCCAATCCGTCTTCCAACCTATTGTCATCATTCGGAACAAGCGAATAGAATTCTTTCAGATACAGACGTCTGATCACTCTCCAAAAATGATTGTACTTCCGATCAGTTCCGCCGACCTTTGCATACAGCCACTGAATATAAGCTTCGTTGATAGTCTCTAAATCGTACTTAACATTCATCGGGCGCGGCTCCCTTCTTATAGTTTTCAATCAACTGCTCAAGGTTCATCTGACACACCGCATCATGATGCTGAGCGTATTCTTTGATGTAACTAACAGGAATATAATTTTCTGGTCTTACATACCTATTGACAATTCTGAGCACTTCGTCGATCATCCCACCAGGTAAAAACTCTACAAGCTGTTCGATCATTCCAGCGCGATCAATAGGCTCTTCCATCATCCTCTCCACACAAGATCTCCGGTTTCTGCCACGGATTCATGACTCTTACTGATCTCCATGTCGCAACCGATACTTTCGTTTCGAATATAAATGAATTCCTGATTAGTCTTGATCATGTATTCAATGTTGTCTTCTCCAAGAATATCCGGTTCCACTACTTCGCGGCTCAGATCATCAACAACGAGTCTGTCCGGAATATAGAATGTACAGGACATCTTATCGAAGGTTTCCATAGTCTCTGAGTAATCTTCCTCAGAGATCAAATATGGCTTTGTAACTTCACTAGGAGCTTCTTTTTTAGCCATCTCTTCCTCCAACTTGTCTTCGTAAATAGCCTCTTCATTGGCTTTTTCATAAAATTTACGATAGTCTGTAGGTTTTTCGGGCTCTGGCTCCAAATATCCACTACGGACTATCTTCGTTTCGTACTCAGAAGGCTGTTCGACAGGTTTCTCATCCTGCTTCTCCTGTTTAGAAATATGACTTCTAAACGCCTTCTTCACACTGTCAATTTCTTCTTCAGCACGCATGCGATACTCGTTCTCGAAGTAGGCACGCGTACTTACGATTCCTGTGGCAAACCCCACAGAAAATATAATTAATACAGAAAGTGTTTTGTTCATGATTTATCCTTTACTTTTTAGAGAACGTTCTCTTATTCCAGGATTCAATAAGAGCGTCTTCTGTGTTATACAGCCACGATTTATACATAGGACAGTCATCTGTCCTCTCTGCGTGTTTAACTTCGAGTCTGTGATACTCTGCATTACGCCAAATACGCATTTTCTTTCCACAGAATGGGCAAGGCTTAAGACGTCTGTCAAAATTATTCACTGATTCCATATGCTTCCAAAATATAATTCCGGGAAGTCGAAGATGTCTCCCCACCCTCGACCTCCTGGAGCATTAATATCATGCAGTCACAGAAGTTCTGCAACGATGCCGTCGATGTTCGGTTCAATAAGAACGGACGGTTCATAACCCTGGATGAAGTCTGCTTTGGCGAAAGACATCGGCTTCTCAACATCAACATCGAAAATGCCGAGAGAAATATGATTGTCGCCGGCTCCCCAAACCCAGCCTTTATCAACAAGAATCTTCTGCTTTTCATACGGAAGAGATTCCCAGATTCCGAGATCTTTCAGAACTTCGTAGTAATATACGAATCCTCTGTGTTCGAAGTGAGCCGGTTCATTCCAGTAGTCTTCAACACGTTTGATCAGAGCCATATTGCTGATCGGATTCGGAGTCCACATCGTTGACATTTCGTCGAATAAAACGCTGTAGATTGACAGATTAGATCCATCTACAACCTTATCAGATTCAACGTTTACATCTTTCTGATTGCCATCGTCATCAACCTCTGTGTAATTATAAGATCCTTTGGAAACGCCATTAGCGAAGCGGAAATCCGCATCCGAACCCTGTTCTTCAACAACTCTCTTTCTGTAATCAGAATATGACTTGTGCAGAGCAGCGTACGAAGCCGCTACACCGACGTATCTCTTATTGAGAATATGAACACCGGAACAAATCATGACAACACCGCTTACATAGAGCGTAATCGGAACCCAGTTCTTCTTGATGACTGCTACGGCTGTCTGTCCGTACACCTTCATCTTGTCTTCCATCTCGTCCTTACGAGTGTAGATGCTCTTCTTATTCGCGGCAAGCTCCTTAGCCTGTTCGATCTTGTCCATTTCTTCATCGAACTTCTCAATAATATCGTCCGCGTGAGTGGCTCCTTTAACCATTCCGATAGTTCCTGCTGTTACAGTGACAATTCCTGTTCCTACGAGAATATGCGGAGCATACTTTGCAAGTTTGACACTTGTCTTAGCTGCTACGCCTTTGATCATTGAAATATAATTCATAATTATTCCTTTCCTTTTTCAATCTTCTGGAGTCTGTTACCAAGTTGACCCAGTTTGTTTCGTATATGTAAATATGCGTTAGCCGCACGCTCAACATCTGAGGCATCAGCTTTTCCTGAAATCAGATCTTCGTGCGCGTCGATTCGTCCTGTCTGCTCAGCGATATCCATCTGTGCATCTTCGAGTTCGTTCTGTAACCTTCTAGTAGCATGAATAAGATCGTTAACCCGATCAACGACTGCAGCGAGTACAAACGCTCCAAGAATCGCAATGCCAATCAGAACGAACAACGATAAATATATGATTCCCATAGACTTACCTCAGTCTAAATAGATCGGTTTGGGCAGATCCAGAATATATCCGCCGTGGATCCTCTTTACGGATGCACCGGACAGATCAACCCATCCCCATTTGTTGTCTGTCCACTCGCCGGTTACCCCAACCAAGCTACACAAGTCCGCAACACTTGCTGCTTGATACTCGGCGACGATTTCTGTGAGGACGTCAAGGACTTTCTCTGCTTCGCCTCTCGAAGAAAATATAAACTCCCTGCGATCACCATAGCTTCGATTCCGATTAACAGTGTCAACCGGGTGATTTCGAGAACTTGGGTTGTAGTAGTTAGAATATGAGACATATGGTCCACCTCCAGTCTTTCCAGAACTCTGTCTCGTTTCGCCATAGAACATCATTTCAATTGCGCTCTTCACAATATCAACGACAGTATCTTTTACTGCCGGAACGATCACGTCCGTAAAAATATAGGACTTCACATTCGCGGCATCTTCTGAAAGGAAAATGTCAGCGAGTTTACGGCCAACACCCTTGTTCTTGACTTTGACCTTCTCGCTGACAACCTTTTCTACTTTTTTCTGTTCGTTGTATTTATGGAGCGGCTGTTTAACCTCTGCCATAAATATCCTTTCTTACGCCTGTGCCGCTTCTGCTTCATTCAGCGCTTCTTTGTACGCTGTGACAATATCATCCGCAGTCGTCTTCAGGACCTTGTCGATTGCGTCCGTAACAACCAGCGAAATGCCGATAGACGCGGTCTTGATGCAGACCTTCTGGACAAGTCCCGGGAGTCCGAACGATGCCGGAACAACCGCATTGGCAATTCCGGTGAGAATAAGATCTACACCAGCGCCAGCCACGAGTTCAATTCCTCCGAGTACGAGGGATGACTTCTTAATCTTCTTTTCCATTATTTGCTCTCCTTTTCTTTATAATTAACGGGTTTTTCAGAATATGTGTTTGTCGGATAATGCATGCATTCGTTGCATGGTTCCTTCTCAGCCGGAACTTCGTAGTGCTCGCACTTTGGACAATATAATCTGAAGTTCACAAACTTTTCGCCATCGCTGTTCATACATTACCTCAGTAATATACGTTTTCGTTCAGATTCTCAACCAACGGAAGCGGCTTCACATTAATATATCCGCAAGGTTCTCCATTGGTTGCCTTACCATATCGAATATCAAGATCGATTGGGCCTGTCAGATCTGCTCTGAATCCGAATACGTCCCCGAGCGCTACTGATCCGAGCTGTGGAGCATGACAAGCTGAACTGATTGCATAAATGACATCGTTCAAGGCAATCTCTCCGCTGAAATATGCCTTTCCTTTAGAATGATACAGATCGTCATTCAGATCATTAATGGTCTGACGAATGTCCTCAAGGTTCCCACGGAACGGTGTGTTTGACCATGCAAATATCCAGAGAGGTCCGGTTCCGCTAATCGGTGTTGCTTCTGTGAAGTGATACGCCGCAACTTTATCAGCGGCAATATCATCCTTGATCTTTTCCTCTTTCTTTTCACCGATTGTTTCTCGTACTTTCTCCTGATACTCTCGGAATTCATTGGTTGTCAATGCATAAGCAGCACTCAGAACAGCTTGACGCTTCAAAGAAATACGATTTGCTCCGAAGAAGAACCCCATTGCGATCAGACCAGCGAGGAACGCCTTCCAACAAGTCTTTGCGATGATGACTGCTTTGTCGGCTTTGGAAATATCCTCACCCTTTTCCTCTTCAGCTTTCTCGATAAGCTTAGCCGCTTTGATGGAGCCCTTACTTGTCTCATAGACGGTGACTCCAAACGAGACAGCACCGAGGCCGGTAAGGATCGTAGGAAGGTTCGCCCGAGTAAACTTGACAAGCTGAGTTACTCCGACTTTGACGGTTTCTGCGTTAAGTAATTTCATAATTAATCTCCTTTCTTAAACGCGAAAAATAAAAAGAAGAGACGCTCTCACGTTGAGCTATTGGTTTTATCCGAGCCGAGACAATAGTGTAACTATTCCCTCCTCAGACGCCACCAAATCGGAGTCTATCCGATGTCTTCTCTTCTTCACTATAGTGTTTGTAAATTCTGCGAATATCAGAACGGCAGATCTTTAGCATTGAACAGACTCTGCTGGTCTCCGTACGTAATCTCCTTAAATATACGTACTGACACTATCAGAGGATCGTTGTTCAAAGCTTCCACCTTATTCGTCATGCCCTTTTCGGTTTTGTACTGAATATACTTAGGGCGCTCTCCATCGCGTCTATACTTTATCAGGTACATCTTCGTTCTCCGAATATGACATAAGCCATGTAAATATGTTCTGTTCGCAATTATGGTCGCACTCTTTTGGATTTTTCTGAAAAGAGCAATAAAGCTGGCATGCTAAAGGACTTTTCCAGTCTGCAAGCCATTTAGCTAAAGAATATGGAGTCAGTGTCCGTTTTACTTTATAGAAATTTAACCTTGATTTACCCATTTTCACCCCCGGGAAAAATTGGCAAAAATAAAAAGGGCTGTTACGCCCTTTCTACTTTTAGTTGTTGTCAACTTTCTGTGTTTCAAGCCATTCCTGGTATTTCTTGTACTCCTCTTCGTCAATGATCACTTTGTGTCTCTTTGCGAGATCGCCCTTAAGTACCTTCAGAGTCCAGGGTTCCTTTTCGGGTTTGACGTCAATAATATCGTCCGTGCTCTTTTTCCAGTCCACAAACTTCTTGATTCCGAAGGCTGTGAGCAGGCCGAGGCCGACGACGATCAAAACGTCTTTTGTCTCGAATTCGGATGTTCCCTCTTCTTCGGTTGCTTCGTCGTTCTCTGTGTCGAATACTTCTTCAGTGATGTTGTTCTCAAATTCGTTCATGATTTTTTCCTCCTGTATGAACTGAAAGACATTAAGTCTTCATTACATGCTGTGTAAATAATGCGAATCATAATCGTCAGGTTTCTTTGATACCGAAAATATACTTAACAAGATCGATCAGCCACGGGTTCTGTCTGCAGAATCCTTCGACTCTTCTCGCTGTTCTGACGGTTCTTCTTGCTCCGTCAACAGCTTTTGCAAAGCCTTTCTGATTTTCGATCTTTCTTGCGACGAGATCTCTATCGACTTTAGCGACCTCTTCGTTGAATGTTTTTGCATACAAAGGGCTCTCCATGCGCTTGTCGATCTGCGCCTGTAATATTTTTCTTCTGTTACCAGCTCCTTCCCCGTAATTGAGCTGTGCTTCGACATAAGCTTTGGCGTCTCGTGTTGCAACGCGAATGATTTCCCTACGTCGAGATTCTGCGATTCTTTTGCTCATTTCAGAGCCTCCTCTCTGTAGAATATGATCACTTTATTACCATTGACAACGTCTCTGTCCTGAACCCAACCCGGCTCCTCTCGGAGAGCTTTCAAAAATCCCTCAACAAGATCGGTTCGGCTATATATTTGAGGATCGCCTGAATCATTTATTTCGCCGCCTACTTCGGAAATAGTTAACAGCATACAGCCATCTCGCATGCCCTGATCCTCAAGTTCGATGTTCCATTCGTATGCAAGCTCTGTAAGATCCAGGACCTGCTGAATATCATCAACAACAAAGCTGATGCCGAATTCGATTCCTAATATGCTAAATAATTTCATATGCTGGCCCTTCTAAAATAGCTACTATATCGTATGTTGGATGGATGAACTCGGTATATGACTCTGCAACAATGGCGCCTTTTTCATTCTTAGGAAGCATGAAGTCAAAGTGCCGAATATCGTCAACTGGCACAAAACCGATGATGTTGATATACTTTTCGCCTTCCCACCAGTCGTCAACAAAACAGCAATATTCGCACGCCTCACTAGCTTCAAGAATGTAATTATCATAGTAATATTCATCGGACTCTTCGTACTTGCATCCTATTCGAACAACAAGATCACCAGGAAAATACTTCGTGTATAATTGCGGAATAATCATCGACAGAATATCAATGACCGCATTATACCCAGTAACGCCGTCCTTCAACTTAATCTCCATTTTTTACACCTCTCATAAAAATATCGTAAATCTCGTTCATACATTTCGGACAGAGATCAAATGTGAATTCAACAGGGTAATCCAGTGTCAGATAATTATCGTCTTTCGTAGCCCTGCACTGAGTTACATTGACGGCGATTTCTTTGTAGTTGTTATTGACCTCAAACAATGCGCCGCAACGATCACACTTCTTTGCTTCCACTTTCCGACTCCTTTATCAATTCCAGAATTTCCGGAATTGATTCTGCAACAGGTATTGGATCCTGCATATTTCCTAAGAAAATCTTTGTATAGGGTGTACCTTCAAGTGGTTCAGTAGAATATAACATTGCTATAAATCTAGGGTCGATATATACAGCTCGCCCCGATCCTGTGGACGATAGCATAAATAAATTAATTTTCGTGAGTTTGATAAATCTCATCTTAAATCTCCTTTCCTCTTTCCCTCAGAGCAGTACGTCACTGGGCAATACATCTGAGAACCACCTCTCCCAAAATTCCGCACCATCATGTGTGTACAGTTATGATCGTATTCACACTCGCTACACCGAACCAGTTCGAAGCTGTAACACATCTCCCTTCTGAATCTAGGAACCTGGTCTTCTGAAACTTTAACCACGAAGTAATGTGAATCGCTCATCTTCGATCTTCAACCTCATTTTCCGATGCGATAGCGATCCGAACCGTATATATCATGTTGGTCATATCATATTGTTTTATATCCAGATATTGCTGGATCGGAACGAACTCCATAATCTTTTTTCCAAGCTGGTAGCCAAGCCGGTCCTTGAGCATTTCAGTGATCAGACGCTTATCTTCATCAACGATAAATTCGATAGGCATAGCTACTTTCGCCGTAAGCACTTTACGATGTACCGATTCTAATGCTTTAGCCTTTTTGTCGCATTCCCGTTTTAATCTCAGCTGTGCATTAAGCACTTTCAGATCCGGTCTCATGGCTATCCTCCGTATTATCCACTATCCCACCTGCCATGGCGTTAACCATTTTTGAAACGAATTTGGTCCAAGTTTCATCATCGACCAAACCGGCCTCATGCGCCTCTTTGCATACCAAAAATGTTTGAATCATCTCTAATGATTCGCGAATAGAATTCAACATATATAATTCACTAACGCCCATTATTTCGTCCTCCTATCTATCACCGCAACCAGTTCCGATTTTCTAAGTTTTTCTAAAAATTCACATCCGTAGCAATCGAACTCCTGGCATTTTCCACAATTATCATTGATTTCCTCTTTAGTAATTATAGGACGGTCGAATACTAACTCTCCGGGTGTAACGTATTTAATACCACGACTTACAAATTCGGCCATTTCGACTTACCTCTTGTTTCTACAAGCAGAAGTGTCTCGATCGTATCTGCAACATCTTCATGAAAATATCCATCGGCCGACTGAATTGCATGTACGATCTCTCTGAACGCTTCATCTGGTTTACCATTAGCAATGAATCTCAATGCGTTGTTACAATAGTCACACGATGGATAACGCCCAAAAAGAGCGTTCCTATTTTTCTTTTTCATTTACGCTCCGCCTCCCATTTTGTCAGGCCACTCCGGATTATAATGATAGTCGTCATCAACGTGTTCTGGTTCGTGGCCATCCCGAGTATTCCATCTTTTGACGATTACTTCGGCTGTAGTATCGCGATCTTCTTCATGATAATATTTACGAACCATGAATGATCTGCAACGCACGTTACTACATCTGATCATGAATTCTCCGTAAAATCTACGATCCAAAATATCATCCATTCTTGGATCCCACTCTAACGGTTCGTGAAGCAACTCTGCCCTTGATCTGCAAAATGGACAGAGTTTGAGTGGCGTCGGACTCTTATACGGTTCCATTTTATTCCCCCTTTTGTATAAGCACGACATTAGAGCCGTGTGTATAATAAGTGGTACCGTCTTTCATACGTACTTGCACCATATCAGAATCTTCGTAGTCTACCCACGATGCAACTTCTCCTTCGACAAGACCTTCTGGTAATGTGATGTAGGCGTAATCATAACGCCACGTTGTATCAATAATCTGAGCGTTACAGCCCATCAACATAATAGCTGCTACGATAGCAATTAATTTCTTCATTGCTCTTCCTCCCAAATATCATTAGGTTCGCCTTTCGAAACCGCGTCCTTCTCCGCGAGAACATCGCAGACCTCACAAAATCCAACAACGCACTCGCGATCTTCAAAGCCTTTCAGATCACATTTCTTATCTTTTGAAGGTTTGTAAATGTTCATCATCTCTTCGTCTACGGCTTCATCGGTTTCCACGATATCAATAAGGTGGTTGAGATACCATTGCGCCTTCTTAAGATCTTCGAGTCCATTCTTGTGCTGCCATCTGCAAATATACTTAATGACATTTCCTGTGCAAACAGCTTTGATACCATCAAGACCTTCGGTAAAGGCTTCGATTACATCGATCACTTCGAGTCCTTCTCTCGAAATGTAATGATCAGGATGGTTTACCATATCTTTAGCCATTTTATTTTCCCTCCTTTGAGTTTTCTTTTCGAACAATGTCATATTCGCCCGTGAGAAGAGCTGACAATACAATTTCCTGTGCTTCAACAAACCGTGATGAATTGCCAATGGTTATACTGTCGTTTGCCCAGTAAATATCCTTCATCGTTTGTAAAGCAATCCTTATATTATTGTCCGCGTCGCCTGGAATATATTTACTTTCCTCTTCATTAGCGAGTCTTTTATAAGCGTTTACTTTCTCCTGCTTCTTTCTGCCATAAAGACGCCACTTCTCGAGAAGTTTCTCGCGTTCGGCTTGATCTCTTATCTCTGACTGATTATTTAGCCAATCATTAAGATCTGACTCACGAACCATTATCAATGGATAGCCCTCGCTATAATCCCGTCTGGAATATAACAGTCTTCCGTTTCTCATAGCGTTTCTGATTTGATAGTCTTTCAAACCAGTTTTCTGAACCACCTGTTTTATAGTCAGCCATTCATCGCCTGTTATAGTATCTGCCATAATTTATCTCCTTTTAAATTCCTCGACAAATCCGAGGTAAAAAAGAGCCGCAACTCCGAAGAATGCGGCCCCTAAATATTGATCTGTCGGCGTAATCCTGAATGCTATTAAAAGCATTAACAGTGTCATGATTAAACCGATCATTCGTCCGTCTCCTTTTGTTTAATTTCGATGTCCGGTATCTTCGAAATATTCATCATTCTAACGACAACGCCCGGATGCTCGATCACAAGCCTTGCAATCTTAGATCCCTCTTCGTCTTTCACGCAGTTGTAACCGAACTTGTAATATAAAAAGAAGAGCTTTGCTGTTTTTTCACCGAATTCGGTTTGGCAAAGCTCGTTGCAGAAATTCTCTGCGTCCTTTCCAGGAATGCATTCAAACATCATTACGCATACCGGAATAAGTGCATAGCGAATAAACCATCTGACATTGCAGAGAATAAAAATGAATGCGACCATGAGCGCAATCACAATTTCCCAAAATAATCTCATGCCTTCTTCTCCTTAATAAAAGCCTGCAATTCCTTCCACGCTTTGGCATATCCATCGGCGAATCCCTTATCGTAAGAATTCTTCAGATGCTCCTCGAACAGTGCTGAAATATCTTTCGGAACAGCCGCCTGTGAGGATCCGCGCTTCTTACGCATGTTTTCGGCCTGACGCTCGTTGTACGCCTCCCGCTTCTTGGGATCTCGCACCACAGACGGATCCTCCATCCAATCTTTAAGATTAGATTCACTTACCATCCATCTGTATCCGTATGATCCTTTCTGAATCGTTGAACCGATTAACGATCCTCTTGAAATGGCGCTTCTCAAAATTGACACTTTAGTTCCGGCTTTGTCAGCGGCGTCTTCAAGGTTGTACCACTTCTCTTTACCGGTAGAAATACCATTGTCGGAAACCCAGTCGTTTTTATCATGGTCCCAAATATAATTATCGTTCGGGTTAAGATCTTTGAGATCAGTCGGCATATTCTTCATCCTCCTTTATTACATAAAACGGATCAAGTGCTTTACGAGTAAGCTTCTTGATGAATTCTTCGCCGTCAATAATGCCATTCATGAAAATATCGAAACGTTCACTGCGAAAGAACTTCTCACAGCTGTACTTGATCGCTTTTGCGGACTGAATTCTTGCGACAGTCGTAGCATAGTCCTCATCGTTAGGCAATAATGACTTAAGCTTTTCGGTGTTTCTGCTGATACCTCTGAGAGATCTCATGTAGTCTTTAGCCGCTGTATCTACAACAGCCATTGCGAGTGCTTTATAGCATTCGATCGGGTATAGTTCCTTCTCCATCTTTTTAATCTCCTTTCAAAATATCAAGATGAAAACAAAAAAGGCTATTTCATTCAGCCTTTAACTCAGAAGCCTTAATGACTTTCTGAGCTAATCCTTTGAAATAGCCCCTTTTATAAGCTGTGGCGGTCTTCTTTTTGATCAACGCCTCGTAGTGATTGACGGTAAGTATCGTCAGTAAGCACGAGAATATAGCTCCCAACGAAAGTAACGTCAATTCCAAATAAGTCAATGTAACCATCTTAGTTTACCTCCATTATAGAGTTTGTAAAAGTTGCGGATTTCAACTATATGGCGATTCTTCGATTAGCTGTTCGATTAAAAAATCGACCCAATCCATCAGGTCGAACTCCTGTAGCGGTGTCATGCTTCACCATACCTTTTCAGTTCTTCTTCAGCATCATCCAGACGAACTGCGAGATCTTCGATCGTTTCTCTTGCATCTCTGAATAACTGTTTGTTTTCCGGTTTACGAGCGTCATCTTCTTTTTCGAGGAGTCTCTCGATAAGATGCTGAACATTATACAGATTATCCCTCATTGGCTTTCTCCTCTTTCGTATCAACACGTTTGTTCCACAGTTCAGTAGCTTCACTAAAGCTCATTAATGGCGGAAATTTAAAAGTCATTCCGCATCCATCGCATTCGACACCAACAACGAATTCTCTCTGATCGTTGTCTCCGCCATACATAAAAGGTTCTTCGGTCCCACAGAAAGGACATGGTTTTAACTTTTTATACATTTAAGCCCTCCAATATCGTCCGTAAAAGTGACTGAGCGTACACTCGCGTTGCTAAATTCTTTCGAATATCTTTTCCAGGACCAAGTCGTTCGTTTCTTTTACAGATCCACCCCGGAATAATTCTGTAAAGAAAATAGTCTGTCGAATATACCCATGGACAAAGTACATCACTCGGATACTCTGGAACATATGTCACCAGACGATCATTTATAAGAATATATCCGGTTTCGGCATCTTCTAGTGATCTGTCAAATGCGTATCCAAGATCATCAAGTTCGTCACAAATATCCATTGCGGCTATCGGACTGTCAAGACTCACATAAATCCTTGCCATCATTCTCATCATCGACTTTCTCGGTGAACTTTTTCATCCACTTGGACGTACGTGTTGATCCGTCATTGAAGCAGTGCTTGATAATGGCCATGAGCATACCCTTTTCCGGGTCAAACGGCTCGTTGTTAGTGCATTTAACGACGGTCTTAGTTCCGTCTGTCCAAAAGACGATGGTTGCGGGCGGGTTGAAGATTACATCTTTAACCATTGACGGATGAAAATATCTGGTCTCAGGATTCCAATTAAATGCATAGCCGTAAAACGCGTTCGATACCTTCTTAATATCATTTTTGTTCATTTCGCTGTCCTCCTTTACTATAACTTTTGCGAACTGATCATACCTTACGTTGTCTGCGTATATAGGTGTGTTGAGATATGGCTTAAACAAATCTTCGGAAAGCTCCCTGTGGTCATTAGGAACCTCAATATACATATCTGCATCAATTAGTGCATGCTCTAAATTATGTATGTACTTCTCAATAAAATATTTAATATAGATTGAACGACCGCGAACGGCAACACGATCCGGATACTCATAGGAAATCATTACTGTAAATTGCGGGAAGTTGCTTCTTAAGTTATTCGCTAATTCGTCCCTTCTAGAAGGAATCGCCAAATATAAATAAAGAGTTGTTAAAATGCGTTCGTCATGAGCGGTGACTGCACGTAAACTATACCGTGATCCAGCGTTGTCCTTCGGAATATATACTCGTTTCACTTTATCGAACCCGTCTTCTCGAATATAGTTTCTTTCGAATTCAGAAAGTAATGCCTCGTCGCCCTCGACAATAATCGGTTTATTTGAAGTATAGATATCGTAAGAATAGTGAAAACTAAACTGAGGGAAAGCCTTTCGTAAAGCATCCGTCATAGGGATTCCCTGAAAAGACCAGCGCGGAACCAAATATAATCTGGAATCATCCAAACTCATCCTGTCCCAGATTACATTCTCCAAATCATAAGCAAGTGGTTCATTCATGTTTTTCTCCTTTCAAATAAAAAACTTATCGTAGCAGACGCTGGTGTTGTAGCATTCAAGCTGATACGTAATATCATTATCCTGATACCAACTTCTCACTTCGCACTCCAGAGCCAGGCGAGCCGCGTAAACTCTTGCACGATTAAGCAAGTACGCAACATATGTTGGATGGCAATCGCCTTCTTCTCGAATAACCAATGCGCACTCGGCAATGTAAGCTCGTAAAGCTACATACTTGGCAAAAAGATGTTTTGCTTCTTCTTCGTCACTAGCAAAAGCAACGGGGTATACGCCAGTGCTGTATTCGTCCATGGGTTTTGCATTAATAACAAAAATTTTCATTCTTCAATCTCCTTTCATAAAAACAAAAAAAGAGAGGCTATTTCTAACCTCTCTCCTCTGTTGTGCCTAGTCAGATTCTGTTGAATCTGCAGTGTTGTCTGTCACGTCACCTTCATCGGGCATCTTCGTATCGATGTCGATCGTGGGTTCCGGACTGGTCGGCGGATAGTTCCCAGTGATTGACTGGGCCACTCCGACGATTGTGTTCTTCGCCGCTGCGATGACCTCGAGTACGAGGTATGTTGTGATGTACGGGTGCTCTTTGACAAAGATAGCGATTGCATTTTTCATGTCTTTTTCCTCCTATGCATTATACGCTTTGTTTTTTCTGCGAAAGATAAAAAGAGGCGCGTAAATAACGCCAGATACGAAAACCATTCATATCTCCTCTTCATTAAGATGCGTGTAAATTCTGCGAATTTTAAAAATGCAAAAAGGGCTGTGAATCTCGCCCTCTTAGCATTCGATGATGTTGTTGAATGTCCGTTTCATCTGTTTCATAACTCTTAAATATTCAATGATTCCGCAGTATGCAGAGATGGTAAACATTCCGTACTTAGGATTGTGATCCACATAAATACGCTTTCCTTTATTCAGTGTTTCATCCAGTACATTCTGTACCTTCGTGCATTCGTCGTTGCTAAAAACTCTAACAGTTAATTTTCTTTCAAACATGATCTTTCTCCTTTATCTATCATTATATGAGTTGTAATTTTTGCGAAATATCCGGTAATACTTATCCTTAGATACTCCATACTCTTTACAGAGCGTTCGTACACTTTCTCCGCAAACTAACGACCTCCAGAAAATATCATTCCAGGGTTTCGGCAGTTCCTTGATCTTATCGATCTCTGCTATCAGATCTAAATATGCAGACCGCTCATCCTCAAGTAATCTCTTACGTTCGATCCAATCTACAATATGCGATTCATGGTTGTGAGCTGGAGCGCCTATTACTTCCAGCTTAGGAGCTCTCGGTTTACTCATCAAAATATCAATTCGTTTTAACTCCTCCTCGATGACATAAACCTGAGCTATGTAGAAATTTCTGTTTCGACAATGTCTCTTAAAGTTTTCCATAGACGACCATTTTGGCAAAAAAATAAAAAGCAGTGTTTTTTATGCGAGAAAAAAAAGAATAAGGCTTGCTTATTCTCCTATCGAAACAACTTGTTAATTTCCTTCTTTATCTTCCTGTTAATAGCAACACGTCCCGCAATTATGAATGCGTAATATGCCACTATACCGATGGTACGTCCAGTTTTCTCCAAGTCCTCTGTGTCGAATACATAAACCTTATTCCCCAATCTGATTGATCTAAGCTGTTTCATAGCTTTAATCCTCCTTCATTATATGAAGTGTTTTTACTGCGAGAAAAAAAAATAAGAAGGCTTGTTAATTCTGCCCTCTTATCCCGAACGGTTACTTTGATAATCCGTTCAGAAACTGTACCAACCGAGACGGAAGCACATGCCCCTCGCTCTCGAATAAATACAGCTTCCCGATCAGATATTCCTTGGCATAAGTGCCAGCAACGATTGTCGCCAAATCAGACAGCAGTTTGAATCTGAAGTCGATTCCTTTCGCCTTAGCCTCCTCCGCTTTAATACGAACCATACGCTCTGATTCAACCGACTTAAGATCAAATTCATTATTCTCAAGTTCGATCTTATGATCCATTTCGAGTTTGTCCATTTCCACTTTATGTGCAAACTGTTCTTCCTCGAACTTTCTCTTCCATTCGGACTCGATTTTCTGAAGCTCGATCTTTGCGTCGATTTCCTTGTTCTTCGATTCTGTTTCGTTTGTCTGCTTCATAGACTTCAGTGTCAGGTCCGCCTCTTTGCGTTCCTCTGCCTGAATGGCTGCTATCCGTTCCCAAATAACTCCATATTTTTCTGAAGCGGGATCTGTCTTACTGAGCAGCGATTTGAGCCTTTCCAGCTCTGTTTTGGTCCAATTTTCTGTCATAACCAAAATCTCCTTTCAATATAAGCCGTGTTTTCCCTGCGAAACTACGATGATTTTTTAAGTTTTTCTTCAATCCAAGGAGCCAAAGGCAATGACGGATCACCCTTCCAATAACTATAATCGACATCAAATTTCTCAGAACCAACCTGATTCATATTTTTTGCGTCAAAAATAATAAATGCTGCTTTCGCGCCAGCATTGTCATCGAACACCGCATCAAATCCGTCTTTTTTAAGCTCATTAATATATGCGCTCATAAGCTTCTTACTTCTAGGAAGAGCTACTATAAACTCGTTAAAATCCTGTGAATTAGTCATGGCATCAAATTTATCGTGTTTGTGCTTTTCGTAGTATTTGATCATGTCATCGATGTCTTCTTTTATAGCATCTTGATTGACTTTTAACTGATACTTTTTTGGTGCCTTGTCTTTAAAATCCTTATAGTATTTGCGGATACCTTCAAACGACTCGCTGTATGGTCTCGGAATGTAATCCTCTGCGTACCAGTTATCCTTTGATAACGAACGCAAGCAATATTCTTTTCCAATTTCCATTTTCAAATTTTCATCGGCATTTACTATTGCGTTCGCCGCCTGCATTCTGCGCTCAAGCGACGGGGCTTTTATATCAGCTGATAGTGTAAATGTATTTTCGTACCAGTCATTGGCTTTTCCGGTAATACTGTCAACTTGGTACGGCCAGCTTTTCTTGTAATAATCGACTTGCTTATAGTCTTTTACAAAATTAACATATAAAGCCTTGGCCTTTTGCTCGTCCGACAAAGTTGAAACACGAGTTAACTGCAATCCTTTAGGCAACAGAATTTCATTCGTCCGCATTTTATTCTTATCCGAATAAATATACTCGTGTAGAGAATAGTCATTTTCGTTTAGTTTTTTATTCTCTAATGGCTTATAAGCTTTTTCAAATCGCACTTGTGAGGAACTGTAGCGATTCTTTCCGGCTGGTGTAAGAGATCCGTCTTTATTCTGAAATCTACGCACTCCCCATTTCTGGCCTTTAATTCCGTAGTGGTAAAGTTCATTCCTCCGACTCATCGTCCGTAGCCTCTCTCAAATCTGCTCCAGGACTTACGACGAATACAACTCTCTTTTTAGTTGAAATATCAGTAAGATCGGAATTGTACTGCAGTCTGTAACGATCTACTTCAGGATCGGATGTGTCAATCAGTAACGTACCGTCATCCGCAGCTTCTGGGAGGCCGGCAATAATGCCCTTACAGAAGGACACAAATGCAGCTACCGCCGATACTGATAAAATATGAATCCATTCGACTTCTTCAACTGCATAACCAACAGTAACACCGCCTACGATGCCCTGAAGAAATGTGTGGAGTGCTCTGATTAATGCTGCTTTTAGCAGTTCTTTTGTAAAAGTTTTTGCCATTTTTACCTCCGGGTAATTTTTGTGGTTAAAAATAAAAAGGGCTGTGAATCTCGCCCTAATTTTTTAGTCTAAAAACCCTGTGTCAATGTCTTCATCCAAAATGTGATAATCCATTGTAACAATCTTTTGAATGCCGTCCTTAAACGTCACATACAAAGTATGTCTCCATACATTATGCTGGTCTTTAAAATGTTCCTCAAACTGCATGAAATTCGTTGGATTGTCGCACGTATGCGCACGAACAAACGCCTCAACGTTTGAGTCCACAAGATCCAATGCATCTGCATAGGTTTCGCCCTTTCCGATGTATTGTGTCCGTTTAGTCTCTTTGATTGTGTCCTTAAAAATCACTTTTGTGTATAAAATTTGTATAACGATCATAGTCTTTACCTCCATTAAATGGTTAGTAAAAACTGCGAACGTATCCCAAAAGTATCTCAGACAAAAGAAAAAGCCCTTGAAATAAGGACTTTTTTACCAAGGCGCAGGAACAGGGACTCTACAATAAAGTGTCGCACCCGTTTTTGTTGCGTCAAATATCATCTATAAGCAACAAATTCCTATCAATTTGTATCGATTTCTACCTTGGTTTAGCTCTTTGTATCTCATGAGATACGTCTTGCTTCATTAATTTTGTCCATCATGTTTTGATCCGTTGTTTCTAACAGATGGGTGTAGGTTTTCAGTGTTTCATTAATATCA